GGGTTCATAATTTTCTTTCAGGAGCAGAATCAAGGTAAAGGAGCCTATTGGAATAACAAGGGTAACTTCTGGTGTAGACAGGATGATATGCCAATACTAGCCAGGATGATCGAATTAGTAATAAGAGATATCAAAGAAGGAAACTACTCCAGAGAAAGATACATGAAAGGCTCTAAGAGTGACTTCTATATTCTAGCTAAAGAAAAAAACGGCAGATTATATATTGCTGCTAAACTGGTACCAAAAGATAGCAATGGAAACCAGGATGATTCTAAAGCACTACTTATTAAATTCCCATCAAATAAAGTATTAGATGATGAACAGACTAAAGGATTAATTTTACTTGAAACATTCAGAGATGCTATTAAAAATACCTATGATAGAGTAAACACATCCTTTGATTCTCATTACAAGAAATACTTTGAGGAAATCAATGGTAGTAGTGGTGGTTCTAAATCAGGTGGATCATCTAAAGGTAAAAGCAGTGGGGGTAAAGAAGACATCGAAAGTGATGATGATTATCCTTTCTAAATTAAATATAAACCCCGAGGGATTATACCCTCGGGATTATTTTTTTATACTTCTTTTCCTTTTTGTCTCCATTGCTCTCTATAGTGTTCTGGCATATTTTCTTTTTTATCTTCTACAAACTCATAAGAATTATTTAATGAGTCTGTAACTACACCTTCATCCATATTCAAATTAATGTCACCAAGTGTTTCTATGTTTTTCTTTCTAGCATCACTTATTGTGTGTCCTTCTTCATCTTGCACTTCTATCCAGTAAATTTCTTCTTCTAGGTCAAGGTGCATAACTTCTTTTAAGTCTTTGTCTTTATATCTTAGATTAGCAGCAGATGAACCATAATTGATTCCGTACTGCTCTTCCAGGTCAGCATTTATATTTCCGGAACTTTTTTTCTTATCCTTTTCTGGATCACATTTTGGTTTATTTTCATCTAAAGCTTTATTTGGTTTTGGTTGTGTTGTATTAGTTATATCTTCTTTAGTTCTTTTTCTCGGTTCAGTCCTTGTGGGTCTTCTTTTGGTTTGTCTTCTATTTTTTTCAGGATTGGTTAAAAAAGAACCATTTAACTGTGGTGTGTCAGCTGATTCATTGGAGAAAAATTGAGCATATGTGCCACGCATATCACGAGGGTCATTACCAACACCACCAACATCTTTTTGATTAAGTTTCTTTTCTTTCATTTCAAGATCAATGATATTTTTAGTGATTGAAGATTTCTTATCTATAGCAGTTATCTTGGAAGTTAAAAGAGAAGTTAAAGTCTGATACATATCTTTTTCATATACCAGTTGGTTACCGTGTTCTTTTCTTACTTCACGTATTCTATGTTTAACTTCATTAGCTGCTGAGTCTATTTGTTTTTGTACTTTATTTAAATCCTTAATAGATTTTTTAAATCTTTTTTCTATATCAGATTTTTCGTTTTTCTTTTTAGGTTCTAGAACTTCGACATACTCCATATAGTCATCCATAGATTTATTGGAGTTTAATCCAAGTTCTCTCATACCTTTATTAAGAATCATTTAAGTCTCCTCCTTTTGATTTTCCATATATTTATTTGTTTATAACAATAAAACTATCCTTTATATAGTTATATATTATAAAGGTGAAAGAAAACTACATATAAAAAAATACTAAGGAGATGATAAAAAATGTTGATACTTAAAGTTTTATTTGTTGGTTTAATAGTTTATTTTATTGGTGGTGTGATGGCAATACCTTTAACCATTTATAAGTTAGGAGATAAGGTTGGTTGGGATGATGACCCAGTTGATGTTAAGGTTGGAATAATTGTCTACATATTATTACACGGTTGGCAGTTAATCCATAGACTAACAGTTCACAGTGAGCAGAGTTAATCCTCTGCTTATTTTTTTATATCCACAACAATTTTTTGAAGGGGAGTGAATACAGTGAGCAATGAAAATATGTTACTGCTTAATAACTATTTTGATAGAAATAAAAATAGACACCATATATTAATGAAGAATGTAGAGACTGATGAAAAGAAAGTTTATAAAATAAATAATCCAACTATACCTATATATAAAGTTAAAGATAATGTTGAAGTACCAGATTATTTTATGGAGTATCGTGATGTAGAAGACCTTGAAAAACACGATGTCTCATATAGATGGAGAGAATGGGACCTTGCAAGGTTAATAGGTTATGACGGCTTTACTAACGATGTAAGAAAAAAGCATATTAAAAAAGAGCAGATTTATTTAGATAAAAGATTATTCGGAGCTGATGTTAGATTGACAGATAGAACCATCATGGACTATCTTGATTCAATGGGTAAAGAAGATAAAGAAGGTAATATGACTTACCCTGATGAACCACCAATTAAAAATCTACACATAGGCTTTTTTGACCTTGAGTGGGATATCAGAGTTGATAGTGATGATGAAGCTGATTATCCTATTTATCTTATGACATATTTTGATTCTAAAGAGAATGTTTGTCATACATTTTATCTTGAAGATAAGAATTATAAATATCAGGATAAACTTCTTAAAGATAAGGGTCATAAGAAATTTATTAAAGAATTGAAAAAAGAACTTAAAGAAGATTTTAGTAAACTATCTTTAAAAAATGCCAAAGAAGAACAGCAGGTAAAAGAGACGATATTTAAAAGATTAGATAATATTAAATACGAACTTAAATCCTATGGTAGTGAACAGAGAATGATTCGTGATTTTTATAAAATGATAATTAGAGACTATATGCCTGATTTTCTATATGCATATAACACCAGTGCAGATATAGGACAAACTCTAAACCGTTGTGATAAATTAAATATCAAACCATCTAGCATTTTCTGCCACCCTGATGTCGGAGATTATGTTGACTTTAGAATTAGAGATAACACCTTCCCACCAGAGGATAGAAAGCATAACTATGAATGTGCATCTTATACCAAGATAATGGATATGTTTATAACCTATCATGCTATAAGGGGTGCATCATCTTTTACAAGTTATAAGTTAGATACTGTTGCTAAAGATAATCTTGGTGTTGGTAAACTAGACTATTCTCATATCTGTGACCACATTGGTGATTTACCTTATAGAGATTTTTATACCACAACTAAATACAACATTCGTGATGTTTTGGTTATGCCATTTATAGAGGATGTTACACAAGATACTAAGACAATGGTATCTAAACGGTTTACAACAAGAACAGAATACGATCAGCTTTTTACTTCTATGGCTCAAGTTATGAATGCTTTTTTCCATATGGGAGAAAGAAATGGTCAGATACTCTCTAATGAAGTTAATAAACTTCTTTTAAAGTTGTCCGATAAACAGGTAGAGATCCTAAAGGAAGAAGACAGAGTAACCTATGATATTATTATGTCTATTAAAAATGGTGATAGAATCCAGGGTGGTTTATGTACTGACCCAAATAAAGTTACAAGAAAAGGGATAAAACTTTTACCACTATTAAATAATAAGAAAGTATTTGAAACAGTAATTGATGCAGATGCATCTTCTATGTATCCTAATAATTTGATATCCCACAATATAACTAAGACAACTTTGGTTGGTAAGTTAATATGGATAGATGAATTTCATGACTTAGTTTATAAAGAAACTAAAACAGTAAATGGTAGGTTGATAATAAGTAGGGATGATTGGGCAGCTATTAAAAAGATGCGTTCTAAATCAAATAATAATAAGTTCCAAAGAAATAAGTTTCTTAAAATGTATAGGGCTATCAAATATTTTGATTATAAAGAACTTGCCAATAAATCTATAGATATCGATATTATGAGTGTTCTTGAAGATTACGGTTTTAAAGAAGAAAAAGAGGATACACCAAATTTAAGAAAGATATTTAAATACTTTAATGGTTCCATGATAGATAAAGAAGACTTTGAAAAAGCTTTTCCAGATAAAGATAAAAAGGATTTAAAACACACCATAGAAATAATCCAGATTTATATTAAAAACATCACATCAAAAATAGGTGAAAGGGCTATCATTTCTTTAATACAAAGAAACATTATAGAAATAGGAGAGATATTTTTTAATCTTCCGAATCTAACTGATTTGGATTTTATCTTAAATAATATATCTCAAAAGGAAGTTAGTCTAGTTGATTCGCATGACGACTATGAAGTAAAGATAGTTAAAAACAAATTAAGACCATTACTTTCTATTTTATCCCAACTTGATTCATCTATGTTGAATGACAAAGATTTAGATACTGGTTTATATAAAACAAACGGTATGTTCTACATTGGTGATGAAAAGAGAAATTATATTAGATACACTGGTACTGTTATAGAATACTTTCTTGAAAGTGGTAAGAAACTTACAGATGTCTTTGAGATTGATGAACCAATATACACAGATAGAAGAGGTAACGTTGCAAACTATATATATGAAGAACAGGTAAAGGTTAAAGAGATACCAGATATTAATGGGTCAGTTATTTTCAGTGGTGAGGTCGATGAAGAAAATGTTCGTAAATTAAAATTAACAGATAGGTTATCTAGAAGGTTGGATTTTAAAAATAAAAAAGGTGAGATTATAACTATCAACCTAAACCCAAGAATGGTACCATGTATCAGAGAAATAGAATCATTACATGTTAAGATATGTGAAACAGAACATGATGGTATTTATGATGTTATATTAAGATCTGAAATACCTATAGAGAAACCACACGAAGATAAATTTGTATATAACCAATATATGAAAATACTAAATTACTAAGGAGAGATATAAATGGGTTTTACAAGTATTAAAGATCCACAGTCATTTGAAGTTCAGGTAGATCACATAATAAAGGAATGTAAGAATGACCCTGAAGATATGCATGAGAGATTAGACTCTTTAATGGAGGAGCAATTATGCCAACTGGGGTATTATAAAGCGATAAACAAAATAAGAGAAACGACAAGATACTATTCTTAATATAATTATATATTATTTATTTGAAAGAGATTAAAAAATATTTTAAATAAGGAGAGATTCAAATGGAAATTGTGGATATTGAATTTGATTTGGATTTATACAAAAGGGAGGACTTTAAAAAAGAAGATATCGTTGAGGTGTCTAATAAGATACTAAACATCTTGAAAAAGAATGATGTAGTCCACGATGAATTGATTAGATCACATGTCACTCTTTTTAGTTGTATTTACAAAGTACCTGTTAAAATGATAGGTCTGACAAAAAAACAGGTTGGTTTATTAATAGATGGTATCATAAAAAATAAAACAGCCTCGGATTCTATAGTGGCTGGTAGAGTATCATCTATGGAACATAATAAATCATATACAGTTGTGTTGGAAATGGATAATACAAAGTATCATGTTTTTGATCGGAGTTTGGTACCAGAAGAGAATTTAGAATATGCTTTAAAATAATATTTATACCCGGTTAATAGCCGGGTATTTTTTTTTGTTATTATATTCCAAAAACAGTATTTAATTTTAACAAAAATATAATACAAAATGAGAGGTGAAAACCAATGGCGATAGAAATAAATACAGTTCAAGGTTTATTAGATATTAAAAACGATTTGTCAGCCGATTACGTTTTAACCGACGATATAGATTTAAGTGGTTTAAGTAATTGGGAACCTATTTTTAATCATAAAGCAGCAACAGCTGAAGATGGGTTTTTTAAAGGAACACTTGATGGACAGGGTCACAAAATAATGAATTTGTCCGGGCAATATATTTATGAAGAGGACATGTGGCGTGCTTATTTTGAAAAAAATAATTTAGAGGATTTTGAGAAAGTTAAAAACGATCTTAAAACTGGAGAATTTGCTGATGATGAGCATTTATCTATATCTTTAGAAATGTTTTTTGATATGGTGGTCATGGGTATCTTAGGTGATAATGATACAGTCTCTCCTTTTTTATCACCAGATACGGTGACACTTATAACAGACAATAATAATAATGATTATTTTTTAGACGATACTATAGGTGAAAGACCAACTGAAGCAAAAATTATATTTAACAGTTGGCCTCTGCAAGATGAGATGGAGGGTTATTTTGGTCAGTTTGATGCTTATGGTGATAGTGGTATCACATTGGAAACAGATGCTATTCTTACTTATTTTGAACACAATTATTCAAGATGTGAGATTATTTATACCTTGCCAGATGATCCAGCAGAGGACCCACAGATAACCAATTTTTCTGGTAACTTTGCACCGAATGGCACTGATAGTATAGTGCCACCGAGAAGTTTATTTATGGGTTTATTAAATGCTGAAATTAAAAATTTAATTTTAGAGAATGTAGATATTGCTGGTTTAGATTCATCTGGACCTGGTATGTTAGGACATCCAGAGGTTGATTTTGTTAGTGTGTTATCACATATGTCATGTAATAGCACTTTTAAAAATATCAAAATAACCGGTAGAGTTGCTGGAAGGAACTATATTGCCCCCCTATCAAGCATCGTATATAAGAAAAATCAAGACGATAAGATATTGATAGACAATGTTGTTTTCGATGGCGATATATTTTCTATGAGTAATTTTGCTGGTTTAATCACAAATGTTATACCAGTTGATCAAAATGTAACTCTTGATGTTGATGATATCGAAATAAATGAAAGCTATGTGCAGGGTAGGTTTACTATTTTAGAACAGCCAGCAGCAGTATAATTTTAATAACTGAGAGGTGAATAAAAATGATAATTGATTTCCCAATAGATACATTTGCTATAGATACTGGATTAAATGATTTTGTGGCTGGAATGACAATTGCTGGACCACAAACAAAAATAAGAAACTCGTATGTTTCTGTTAGGCTAATTAAACCCGATTTGGCTGGAGATGAATACTATGAAATGAGAGGACTCATTAGATCCAGTTTAGCAATAGGAGGACCATTGACCCATAGGTGTTATTACAATTCTGATTTATTTGGTCTTGTGGATACACAAGCTACACCTTTAACTAACGAGAGAATGAAGGACATGTTAAATTATGTTGAATGGGATTTTGAAAACACATGGGGTATGGATGATGGTGAACCTGAAGGGTATACTCCTGAAGAATTGAATTTTGATGGTTTCTACGATCTTTTGATGGGTAGTTTTTCTGAAACAGGTATGCTTCCACCTGGAGACGAGCAGGAAATAAAAGATATGATGGAAATGTCCATTGGATCTTTGATGATGATGCTTTTTATGGCTGGAATGGCTAATAATCCCAATACACCTGATGCACCAGGTGATATCCCACCGGGTTTGTTATCTGGTGATGTTGTTAGTTTTAAATTGGATGGACAACCAATGGATTTAGAAAATCTTACAGAAGAAGAGTTTATGAACATTGATCCAACAAAAAACGTAACAATTGCAGTTAACGATTATTCGAAACTTCTGCAAAATTTTAAAAATATACCAGATATGATTTGACCAACAGACCCACCACTTGGTAGATAAGTGGTTTTGGTTTTTAATATAAAATCAGATAATATAAGAGGTGATAAAAATGGATTTAGAGATGATTATTTCTATGTTAGAAGAAATATCTAATTTTATATCGTCAAGTGAAACTGAAGTGAATTTTGGAGATATAACTCAAGCAACTGACCCCACAACAGTACAGATGCAACAGTATAAGTTTTATAAAAAATATCAAGGTATAAATAATGGGTATCCTTTTCTTAGAGTTTTTGATGGCTCCTCTCCAGTTATTGATCCAGAAGATTCTACTGGTGATAATGGTGGTGGGTTACCTAATACCGGCAATTTAAGGGAGGTTATTGCACCTTTAATTTATGGTGATAGATATAGATATACTTTCCCTTATGTTAATTTACCTAGTGAATTTTTCACTAATAAATAATAAATAAAACCCAGGGTTAACCCTGGGTTATTTTTTATATAAAACCTTTTTTGGTTAATTTTTCAATTAATTCCTCAAGAGATATTTTTCTTGATGCTTCAATATTTCCGTTTTTAATCCACATCAAAGATTCCCCATTTTGTTTACCATAAAAATAGACAGGACCTATTCTATCGACATTACAGAATTTACCTATACAAGTTCTTGTACCGAAAACTCTTTCAGGTTCCCCTAATTTTTCTTTTAGTTCTTCAACACCATGACATAGTAGTAGTTTTTCTTGCCCCAATTTAACTATAACCATTGTCTCCACCCTTCTTATTCCTATTATTTTTATATACACTTTAGTGTACTAAATATTTGTTGTGTCAATTATTGTATTTCACATTTGTTTACAATTTTGTAAGATCTTGGTTTTATTTCAAATCCAGCATATTCTCTTTTTGATTTACCATTGTTTAATAGTAAAGTTTTATCACCTTTAGTAACAACATAGAGATCAGAATCCAAATAATTTAATTCATTTTCTTTTCTATTATTGTTGATTTTTATTAAAGGATCGATCTTTTTTTTGAGATCATAATCGAAGTAATCTTTCCAAAAAATAACTGCTGGTTCATTTTGAAAGAGTATGTATGCATAGGCTAATTCTTTATTCTCGACTATATCCTTTGTGTACCCATTTTCAGTTCTACCTATGTCGTGATTAGAAACAAAGTTCACCATACCCGGATAACTCATACCATATATTTTTCTCATGTCAAATTCTGGGTTCATACACATTTCTTTTAATTTATAGAACATAGGGAAATTTAAAGTGTCTATTTTAGTTTGGTTTCTAAAATCATCTATGTAGGATATGTCACCATCCCATAACTCACCCATGGTGAAACAATTAAAATTTTCTTTCCATTCCTTAAGGAAGTCCCAACGTATATCTTTGCAATTGTCTATTCTAAAACCATCGTACCCTATATTGTTTTTTAACCATTCACACCATTTTATCAATCCATTTTTCATATATTCATTATCAGAATAATAACAAATGGTCTCACCAAATTCATTATTTGATTCACAGTTCCCACAATTGTGACAAAAATGCTTGTGGTTTTTTGGAAACCTCTTTTCGGTGAATCTCGTCCAAGTTTCTACCTGTACTCTTTCATCTGATAAAGATGGATTGGGTTCTCTATCTCCACCAACCATATGTCCCATAACCACATCAGCTAAAACTTCTATACCCTTTGATTGTAAATTTTTTATTAAATTTTTTAAGTCTTTTTTTGTGCCAAATCTGGAGTTTAAGTTGTAGTGTTCTTTAATATCATACCCCATAGAATCATCACCATTCATTCCTCTTGACGGTGGTGGCAACCATATTTTTTTAAAACCTTTTTTTGATAAGGCGTCAACTAAGGCATCTAATTCTTTATACCAGTCTTTATGACAATCCCAATAAAACCCTTGTAGAATAACCATTTAATAAAACACAACCTTTATCTATATATTTCCTTTCATTAAGTTCTAAAAAATTGTTTAAATGGTGTTTCAAATGGTAAATTAAAAGCGAGGGATTTTAACCCTCGCATAAATTATTTACATTGCTTTTTTTAGTTCTTGTTTTAATGCTGGATCTTGTACACACATATTAAGAACTGCCTTGGGTTGCATGTTAGTTTTGAGAATAAATTTCTGTCCCTTAGGTAGTTCTCTTGAAATGGTTCTTGCAAAACCTGATAAAGCAACACTAATAGATTGCACAGGGTCATAACCATTCTTTAATGCAACACCAACCACTTCTTGAATGATTGGTTTAATGATGGCGAAATCTTTTTTATCTAAAATAACAATTAAAGGTTCTGTTACTTTACCATTCATTAAATCAGCATCTTTTAATTTATATCTCTTACCTGAATTCTTACCAATAGCAAAACCGTTTCTAGCTTCTTTAGCTTTAATCATTCTAAGAAGTCTTGACATGTTGTTTTCTTTAATCATGGTTGTTCTTAAATCATTGATGATATTGCTTTCAGCAATCAATACCTCGTGGGCTTTGAATGCTCTGGCTGTCTCTTCACCAAGCAAATCAAAAGACTCCCTAATCATTTCTTCGTCCATTTCTGCTTCGTAATCTTCTGCTGCTGGTTCTTCTCCTTCTTCGTCATCACCATACAGTTCATTAAAGCTATCTTCTAATTCTTCTGGTGGTGTTTCTTCCATATCATCCATTCTTTCTAAGAACTCTTTTTTCTTCATTAATCTTAATCTATCAAAAGCCACAGCAATAGCGACATAGACTATAGTATCTAACTTAGCTGACTGCATGATCACATCTTCACCAGCATCAATATTTGAATATGTATCAATCACTCTTTCTTTTATAATGGAAATGTAATCCTTATCAGGGGTTACTTTATTATTGAAGGGATCTAAAGATTGGATTGCATCGAAAGTTGATTCACCAATTGTTTCTGATTCGTCTACTTCATCTTCGAAACCCATTCCCTCTTCATCTTCTACATCTAATTCTTCTTCTAGTTCTTCTGCTTCTTCTTTATCCTTTTTGACTTTTTCTGCATCTTCTTTCATTTCTTTTTTAATTGTTTGGGAAATCTCTTCTTCTATGTCTGTATTCTCCATTTCACCTAATACATCTTCTACTTCTTTTGGTGCCTCTTTGGTTTCTTCTTCATCTTTAGCCTCACCAATTAATTTAGAATAATGATCTGTTAAACCCTCAATGATACCACGAATATAGATTGTATTGAATTCGTTTGTCTGTTTTACTCTTTCATCGAATTCTTCAAAGGGAAGTATTTCATCAACAACCTCACCTATATGGTATTTGACATCTCTAGCAGGGATATCTGATAACTGTTCTTTTTGTTGATCTGGAATCGAGTTAAAGATAACCTCACCCATAACTGACTGATAAATCTTATCATAAGATTCATCTAACATTTTTCCTTTTTTATTTAATAAAATTTGATCTTCAAAACTATTAAAGTACATTATCTACACCTCTTTTTTTATTATAGTTATTAACATGATAGGATACAAATTCTTTAGAATTTTCTTTTTCTAAAACTTCTTTAATATCCTTTTTATGATAGAAATTATTGGACAAGGAAAGAAGTGTTGAAAGTGTTCTTTCCCTATTCACAAACTCACCAAATAAACGATTTATATCTTTAGCAGAAACTTCTATATCAGTTTTTTTTATTATCTCATTTGCTATATTCATTAAAAGCAGTTTGTCTTTTTCTTCTACTGTCGCAATCATTAAGCTCACCCTTTTTTTATAGTTTACCTTTAGACTCCACAACATAAGTTGAAAGAGCATTCACATTTTTAGATTTTTTTCCACCCAATAGTTTAGGGTTTATATTTTCTAAAATGGTTATGACTTCATCTGCATAGAAAACACTGTTGATATATTTAGCAGCTTTATCGATACATTTATTTTTTCTTTTAGCTTTATCTTTTATATGTGAATACGATGTGTGGAACTTTAGTTTCTTTATGAATTTTTTAAAATGCTCAAACAGTTCCTTACCCTCTAAACCTTTCATTTCTATATATTTTCTAGAAAGTTTAAATTTATTATACACCATAGATTTCTTTATTGATTTTTCATAACAGTCATAAAGATAATCTTCTGAGTATAACACATCTATTTCTACTCTGGGATTATTGGAATAATATTTTTCTGTATAATTTTTAATTATTGAACTGTCATTTAATATTATTTTAAAAGCGTCATCTTGTAATATATCCCAATGTACCTTTTCTATATTATCATTATCCTTTGAACCCAAAGCAGGAGCATTTTCTTTTTCTAAAATCTCATCAGGCAATGCTGCATCGAATGCTTTTTTTGGTTCTACATATATCCTTAAAACCAACATATGAGGGTATGTTACACATGTGTTTAATAATAGTTCATCTTCCTCATATAGTTTTTTAAATAACTTCTTTAAAGCATTTTTATTTGGGTTATAGAAATGTCCAGATTTAGTACCCCTAGGTCTTGAATCACTTACAGGTGTACCCGGGATAACTAAGGATAATTTTTTATCAAAAAGATCTTCATGCATTAAATCGTTTTTAGAAATTTTAGCTGGCACATAATTATCTATTGAATATCTTATTCTATCTACATCTATTTTAACTACCAAACTAAAAAAACACCTCCTACATTGTATGAACGATTAATTACTTATTTTCTAAAAAATTGTTGTGGGTGAGCTTATAGTTAGTTTTATCTTAATCCGAAAGTATCCAAAAGACTATTTACTGTGTTTACACCAATATCAGAAACATTTCTTTTTGCAGAATGATATAGTTCGCCGGGAGACAACCTCTTTTTAACTTCATATAATAGTTTTATTTCAGCCATCAATTCTGGATCTGGCTTATTCATATTATACCCACAAAGGGTGCCAAGATAACCCATTAAACCTGTGGTTTTAATTATCCCCGATATACTTGGTTTTTCTGGCATGTTCATTAAAGCATATAAATCTTTAACTGTCATTGTCACATCAATTTCTGTTGGTAAACCATCAATAGATACCTTTTCTGGATGACGGTTAATGTTTATTGCTGTTGCCATTCCCATATCACAATTCATCATACCCTTTGAAAAAACTCTTAAGACAAATGGTGATGTGTAAGTGTTTGACATGTTTATTCTTCTGGATGAAACCAATGGTAATAGATGACAGATTGGAACGACTATGTTCATATAAACACTCAATGGATCACCATGTGGTGTTGAGAATTTAAATTTAACATTATATATTTTATCATAAGAACTATCCTTCCATACATCGGGTAGTGCAACATTTACAGCCAGTGAAGAAACACCCCCGCCTAACATACCACTCAAAGCATTCATCGTGCCTGTATCCATACTCTCATTTGTGGCACCAGTATTCATTTTTTCTATATCCCTGGCAACATCAGCACCAGCTAGAAAGGAAACTTCAGATAACTTTTGTTTTCCTTGGAAATTGTTAACCATACCCTCTATAGACGATTGTCCAACCATGTTCCCAATTATTTCACTGGATTCAACTATACCGTCATTATAGAAAGGAACATATTGCCAGAACTTAGTTGTGTCCCCTTCACCCGATGCCTTCTGTGACATAGAATAATTTATAAATTTTGATTTAAATTCACCCCAATGCATTTCGCTGAAATGGGACACACCATCAAAAACATCTCTGGCCATTGTATCAACACCCATCATTTTGGCAGATATACCAGCTAAAATATCAACGTATCTCCAGTATTCTGCCATGGTATTTTTAAAACCAAATAACTTATCATTTTTATAGTCCTTAAGTATCTTATTAATATTTTCTTCTCCACCATCTGATGTTAAGCTTTTAATAAAAGTAGATACCTGTCCTGTTCCTTCACCAGGTAAAAGTTTAGCCTTACCACAAGTAAAGGCAACAAAATTCCCTTCAGTAATAAATCTTTCAACGTATTCTCCACCGTAGGGGTTATTCGTTGTTTTGGTGTCGGCTAAAGTTGAGAAAATTGGAGGTGCACCTATAAGACCTTGCAAATCAATGGTACTGTAATTAGAAGATTGGTTTGCCATAGAACCTAAAAGTCTTTCTGTTTCACCTGTCTTTGACATAATTTTTCCCCCTCTCAAAAAAGAAAAACAGGGGCTTTAAGTTAAGACCCCTGATGATATTTTGTTGATTGTTTCCATAAATGAATCTCTTTTATTTTTGTCTAAATTCTGTTCATCTTTACCACCAGCATTAACATTATTTGTGTTATTGTTGCTGGTTATATTATTGGTGTTGGAGTTTTGAACTATCTCTTTACCTACTGTTGAGAACACTCCGGCCAATTTTTTAATCTCATCTATTAGAGTATCTAATTTCTCTTCAACTTTAGAATTATCAACTGATAAGTCTTTTATAGTTTCAGAATTAGAGGAATTATTATAAGTGGTATTATTTATTTCTCTTTCGATATCCCTACCATAAGATACCCTGTCTTTTAGACTTCTTATCTTATTTAGTTGATCTGCTCTTTGTGTGTTGACCATGGATTTTATCTTATCTCTTTTTTGTCCAGTTAATAAATCAACACCTGCACCTAATCCTGCCCCAACTCTGGTTTTAAAATCACTTAAACTAAACATCTTCTCGGGGTCCATTTTAGGTTGAGACATATAAGCTAATGAAGCATCTCTTATTATTTTGTCGTTTACTGAAATCATTTTGGTGTTGTTTTTAAGTGGATCAAATAACATCAATTTTCCACCAGATTTTTTAACCAGAACATAATGGTCATTTCCGTTTTGTGCTTTGGTTAATAACACGGATTGTGATCCTTCTGCCATATTATTCATTAGATCAGGTATATTTTCAGTATACATATCTCCTTCTAAATTATGTTTTTCGAATTGGTGTTTAAAGTAATCTATAACAACACCGCCGTTACTTGTGTAAGGTGCAGCATCTTTAGCTAGGACTTCAACTGGAACCTTTTTACCATAATTAGAAAGGAGCATTGATAATACAGATGGTGCACAACCACTATTAGAGAATTTCTTAGAACCGATCATTAAGTTTTTAAACTTATTGGATTTTTGGTTAACAAAATTATCTCTACCATCACCATGTGCTGCAGGGTAACCACTTGGACCCATAATAGGTTGGGTTTGACCCCTTCCTCTTTTAGCTTCGGCTTGATCATAATAACTACCAAAGTTTCCTAAAGCACCCCATACATTGGAGAATGTATTTCCAATATTACCAAAGAACCCGGTTGTGTTTTGGTATGCACTTTGCATCCAGTTAGGTGTATATCTATTTATAAAACCACCTGCAGTCTTTTTAATAAAGTCACCAGGGTTTGTTACAATCTCTACAATTGTATCTTTAAATTCGCCCAACTTTTCAGCAATGGTTTCAAATGATTCTTTAACCTTACCTATTGTGTTATCATATATGGCATCACCCAAGTCAGTGACTTTTTTGGTAAATTCATCATAGGCTGTTTCAACCTTTGATTTTACATTATCACCTATACCGACTATTTTGTTTTTGAATTCAGTAAATGATTCTTGAACAGGACTTACTATATTATCATCTAGTGGTTTGACTATCTTTTCATGTAAACCATCTTTTATGGATTGAGCTGTATCGGATATCTTTAATTTAGCTTCTTCCACATTCTCTTTAACACCCTGGACTATCTCGTCAACATTAATGAATTGGTCTACAACATCACCGGCAGTTTTTCCAGCAGCTTCTAGGAAAGAGCCAAATTTAGAATCCCAGATTGCATCTTTGATACCTATTAGTTTATCACCGATCCATCCACCAACATCACCGATTGTTTCAATTGGGTTGGCAATTTTCTTTAAGAATTTACCTGGACCATAAGCACCAACACCAGCACCAATAAGTAATCCCAATGGACCACCCATTGCACCACCAGCTGCACCACCTTTTATTGCACCAACTATCCCGTCATTTTCACCCATTTTCTCAAAGATACCTTTTTTAGCATCTTCGCCTTCTCCATCATTACCGACAAAGAATTCTTTGACACTTGTTGTTATTTTACTACCAAACCCAAAAATAGCATCTTTTACTCCGGTTTGGAATTTAGCTATCCTTGAACCATTTACGGCACCCATACCAGCACCCAATACTGCACCAGCTATTGTACCGACCCCTGGTCCTATAGCTGTACCTATTAATCCCCACTTAACTGCATTCCAAACAATATTTGATACACCATCACCTGTACCACCTAGAACAGATGACATACCAGTTAGCACCTTATCTATAAATGTGGTTTCATCAACATCTTTATCAAGCATATCGCTTGCATGAATAAAACCTTTAATGGCATCCCAGACACTCATACCAGCACCAGCCGCACCAGAAGCTGCCATACCTGCACCAGCCAATATTCCTCCAGCACCGTGAGTTGCAACAGCATTGGTGGCGACACCGGCAACAGTACCACCGACAGTTCCACCTAATAATTCAGCTATGGATTCTTGTAAAACACCATCTATTAACCCACCTTCATCTTTACTTCCTTTTTTACTTCCGAGTTTATCTTTTATTTTTCCAAGTAAAGATGTTCTTTTGGATTCATTTGAAATGTCCATTTCCTGTTGTCTATCGGCAACCGTTAAAGCCGTAGAAGAATCAAAATCAATATCTCTACCTTCGTGGTTTTGTGCATTCTCAGTTTTATCTAAATCATCTTTGGCTGCATTGTAAGCATCAGCATCGATAGCACCCACAGCACCAATAGCATCTAGATGACCACCATCAACATATACTTTCTGAACCCTTTTGGAAAATAACTTATCTTTTATCTTTCCAGCTTTATCAGAAAATAAACTACCAACAGATAGTGCTTTATCCAAACCCCACTTACCAGCAGATTTTATTCCACCCCACAATTTAGAGATACCACTTGCTAAATGTTCCTTAGCTGATGTGAAGAATTCTTTTCCTCTTTCTTTAAACTCACCCATTGACTCTTTAATTGATGGGTAGATGTCTTCTTTCCATCTTTCCCAAGCCGAGGCAGATCTCTTTTTCATATCTTTCATGAATTCTATAGCGGATTCTTTCATAGATTTAGCTGCATCAGATAACTTATCTTTGAATTCTAAACCATATAGATAAACCGTTTCACTTAAGTCTTTTAATTTATCAGTGTATTCGTTCCATTTGTTTTTGATATCCTCTTTGGAGGGTAACAGACCATCTATTTTGTCCTTGATAGTTGATGGTAGGTTCTTTAAAAATGTAAATGGTTTGGTTATATTCTCTTTTATCTTACCCAAGTAATCAGTTATGGGTGATATATATTGGTCTTTGAAATTACCCATCATATTTTTAAATTTTAACATTAAGGCATTTCTTTTTTTGAATACACCACCGAACACACCTTCTTTATCTGGTCTTAGTGAAGGATCCAAATCACCAAATTGACCAACCAGTAATCTTTTAATGTATTCTATATTGTATGCAACACCATTTAAAAGTTCTTCTTGTTTTCTCATTATTTTATTTGAGAACTTTTTGATAGGTGATTCTGATATCTCTTCATTTCTTTTTTGTACAGAACCACCACCGGCAGCTTTTTTGTATTCGTTCATATCCACAACTGTATCTGACTTTTGGATATCACTTAATACACTTTCCATTGTGGTGTTTGATACTTTACTGGATAATTTATTTAAACTACCCATGACATCTAAATCAGAAATCTTTTTAGATAGTCCACTTTTTTTAAACATACCACCGAAAAATTCCTTTATAGATTTTGAATTTTTTAATTCATTATCTCTTTCTTTAGATTCAGATGCTGTATCTGGATAGAATACAATGAAGTTTCTAGATTTAGCATATATTAGATTTTTTGGTATATCGATTCCTTTGCCTCTCATCGGATCATCTACAGCAAAATGTTTTTGCTTACCGTTTCTTACTAATATATAATGTAGGGAACCCGACTTATCTTCATATAAAGAGATAACCATTGCACCACTTGATATGGTATTATCTAATGCTTTAAGGGATACCTCTTCTCTTGAGAATATGTTAGTTGAGATATCGAATCTGTATCCAACATCTCTGAAGAAACCAAAAGATATACCGTCATTTTTGACTTTATATTTTTTAGCTATATTTGTTAGTTCATCTGGTTTTATTTCAACATCAAGTATATTTGATACAGCCATTGCAGCTGTCAATAAACCACAACCAGATTCACCAACTGTTGAACCACCACTTAAAGGAATAGAAGAATAATCGCCGTCCTTTTGTGAGAAGAAATGAATACCTTTTCCAAATAAAGCTCTATTGGATTTACCACTATATAAACCCTTAACTCTATTTACCCCTTCTCCGTATTCTTCACCTTCATCATCTCTTTTTACTTCGTTATCTATTTCATCTAAATTTACACTGTCGGTTTGGGAGATATTTTCACTTTTAGGTTCTGTCATATCATCCCCGATACCGAGTTTACCCTTAACCCAATTTATTGGTTTTTTAAGCCACTCCCCAATTGGTGTTAGGAAAGTGTCTTTAAAACCTTTATATGCATCCATAATTGATTTATGGATTTTATCTGTTCTCTCTTTCCCAAAAAACTTCTCAGATATATTGGTTATCATTGATTTATCTTTATTTTTGGCACCAAATAATCTCTCTTTTAATTTAGAGTTGTTTGCCATCATACCTGAACCAATACCTATTAGGGAAGTCAACATAGTACCCATAAAAGGAGAACCGGTTAAAACGGTAGAAGCTATTGCACCAATACCGATACCACCCATAGCACCAGCACCAAAATCTAACCCTTTCATTACATTGGGGTTATAATCTTTAAATAAATCCCAACCGTCATCACCAGAGGATCCTCCACCCGATTTAAGAGCTTCAACAGCTGGATTTGAACTGGGAGAACCAGCTGCTTTAGAAAATAATTTGGATACACCTTTGGATAGTTGTTTTGTGACCTCATCTTCTATATCTTTTTCATCTTCTATATTGATATTGGGTGATTCAAAATCATCAGTTGCATCTTTAACACCAGTTAAAATCTGTCCCAATTTGTTATCCATATAGGATGAATGTATATCATCTATACTTTGTCCACCAGATTTTATAATATTATCTAAATCATATGGGTTATTATCTTTCCATTCCTTTATTTCTTTAATGTCGTTTACCCCGATTTTATCTAGGAACGGTAAATTTGTAACCCCCATCATAGAAGCATTAATATAATCAAGGGTATTGAATTTATCATATGACTCTTCTAAAACTTTTTTATCTTCCTCTGTCATATTGATGTCAAAATTATTACCCATCTCAGATAAATCTTTTCTATTTCTGGTTGGGTCATATTGACTTAAACTTTTATATTTTCTTTTATCATCTTCAGCTAGAGGTTCTCCATTTGAACCCATACCGTTTACACCGTAACTTTGAGATCTAAATGAACCGTCGACTAAAGTGTTAACACCAGTCATATTAGCTCTTTGGGATTGCTCAGCATAATAATCTGACATCTGAACATTATAGTCACCCATTGCATTTTGGATATCTCTGAACTCACTGGCTGAAGTTTGGTCTTTTCCAGATTTGGCTTTCATTATTGCATTTCTAATTAACTGATATTCAGATTTAGATATTTCATCTGGGGACATACCCATCATATTTATGAACTTATTGTATTTCATAACCGACATATCGTCTAAAGTGTATGAACGGTCTAAAAGATTATCAGTTATTTTTGTCATTGTGGCTTCTAAAGCATCTGAGTCCACTTCACCAACACGGTCTTTATCTAGGTTACTTTCTACTAGACTGGTTATTCTACCATACTGTCCTTTAAAATCTGGACGCATATCGTAAAATTCTTTTGCTACTTCAGACACATCTTTATATTGACCGGTATCATAATTGAATACCATCTCTTCATTACCAGAAAGTGTTGAAAGTATCTTTCTTAGGTATGTTGGTATAACTTCAGTTATTGCTTTTTTAGTTACACCATCGAAGAAAGTTCTACCTTTATTATAATTGCCAGTTTGGATGCCCCTGTTTATATCACCTTTATCTCTTAAGGTATCACCCAACATCTTGACAAGTTTATTATCGGATAAGGACATCTTATTGAATAAAGAGTTCTTACCAGCTTTTGCTTGATCAAAAAGCCCATCTAATTTCTCTACAACATCAAATCCTAAGAAACGATTCAATCCTGCTTCAGTAACATCCTTTAAAATCATAGATGGGTTTGACATATATTCTTGCATGAAAGTGGGAGCCATAGATGCCATCATAGCAAAAGAACCTGTTGGGTCCATTGCATTTAATAATTTATAACCAGCATCTTGAGCTGCACCTTTATAGTTTCCTTCTCTTATGAAGTCCATCATTCCACGGTTTTTATTTTGACCACCCATCATTTGACCCATTGGGTTTTCTTCTATAACAACATTCTCTTCTAATATGGATCTTATCTCGGTCATTAAACTCATATGGTCTTGATAGAATTTGGTTGTCTTATCTATGAAATCTTTTTGGATCTCGTCATTAAATTTAACCAGGGTTTCAAGGTTATCATTCATCGTATCCATTTTATTATCTAATTTATCGAAGTGTATGTTGGATGCGATTTTACTATCTATATGTAAAGCCTGCATGACATCACTTAAAGATAAAGCTAAAGCTTCATTACTATCTATGACGGCATCGGGTGTTTTCATATCCATCCCGTCTTTAACAGAATTATTTTGTCTGAGTTTACCTAATAATCCTGAATCTTCATTGGTGTCTGATGATGTGTTTATGTTTGTTCTGCCGGATGCTTGTTCATCATCTACAGAAACACTACCACCCTGTGGGATATCGTCACCCTCACCGTCATCATATATCATATCATTAACATTTGATAAACCCATTTGTTCTTCAAATGCTTGGTCTTTTCCTTTATATACATTACCTCTTTTTAATTCTTTAAAATATTTCCTAGAGGCATTATTGATATCTCTAAACATTGAGGTATTTAATATTTGCTTTTTTACATTTCTTATCGAACCTGATTTATGGTATAATTTTTTACTATCTTGTAAAGTCTTATTTAAATTTCTACCAGCTTCCATTGTATTCGGTGCATAACTTTCTGATAAATCCTTAACCAAATACTCGAAGCTTTTTTTAAGGTTTTTTATATAAGCCAAAGTGTCTTCACCCCTTTATAAACTTATTTGTTTAAACTATTTACTTTGTTCCTCTTACCTTTTTATGGTGATATGTCAAAAACAATACTGTAGTGTTTTTATATTTATATAGTATTTGAGGGGGAAAAAATGTGAGACATTATAAAGTAGATGAAAATATAATAGAAGATTTAGAAGAAAAAAAAGAGATAGCATGTGATCTTCCAATTACAGATATAGGTTATTATCATTTATACAAACATAAAGAACCAACCGAATATTTATCAAAGGATGACATGTATTCTGAATTCTCAAGAACTAATTATTTTTACCCCAATGGTCTAATGGCTTATTATGATGGAACAATATTAAAAGCTGTAGATAGAAATAGATGTGTTTATGGTCAAAAAGGGAAAAACCCTTACCAATGGATGGCTATAGATTCTTTACTTAGACCAGAAAAAGAACTCATTATTTTAACTGGTGTTGCTGGTAGTGGTAAAACATTTTTGGCATTAGCATATGCCTTAAATATGATAGACAATCCTGACTGTGAGAATAAATATAATAGGATAGTTTTATCCAGACCAAAACAAACACTAGAAAGAAAAGACGGTGCAGTACCAGGTGATGATGATGATAAAATAAAAGCTTATATGATGCCTTTTTATGATAACGCTAAAGCTATGGGTGCTACCCAAAGTTTTAGAAGAATGGTTGGGCGTGGAGACGATGTAATGGGGATAGAATTTCAACCCCTAGAAAAGATAAAAGGAAGAAGTTACGCTAACGCCATAGTTATCATTGATGAAAGTGAGGATATGAGATATAGGGAAGTTGAGTCTTTACTTACAAGATCTGATAATGCCAAGGTTATTTTAAGTGGTGACATAAAACAAATTGACGACAAAACATTCTCTAAAAACAATATACCGTTAGTTTATACTATAAAGAAAACAGAGGGACAGAGGTTTGCATCTCATATCAATAATCCTGTAACATCAAGAAAAGGTGAACTCACAAAGTTTGTAATAAACAACTTTTCACATGAAGAATATAAGTCTAAAAAATACTAAAAATTATGGCAGGGCTAAAACCCTGCCTTTATTTATTCTAAAGATAAACCTACCGAAACAATTTAAATAGAAATTTAACCGTTTATTAAAGGAGGTTTATAAATGGCTGATAAAGATAATGAGTTGAAAACGAAATTTCAGAAAAAAATAGAAAACATTGATGAAGATTATAATAAATTAGAGGATAAGCTCAATAGAAAAGTATATGGTGTTGGTACTAAAGTTAGAAACCTTGTGGATATAAGTGATGACCTACCTAATAACTTCCTAGAAGGCTTAGGTTCCTCTTCATACCGTTCTTCAAGAAAACACCTTCTAGATATCGTTGGTAAAGATAGTGATACTAGGGTACCATTAGAGGACGCTATGGAGGATGCGTTAAATGATATTGGTGATTACATAACCTCATCTCCAACATACCAGGAAAGGATACTTTTAGAACAGGAATACAATTACATGTGTGCACAAATGCCACAGCTTTTAAATTCCATAGAAATAAAAGTAAATAATATTTTATCTCCTGATGGCACTTCTAAGAGATTTATTCAAAATGATATTGTGCGTGGGGATAGTGTTATCTCTCAACAGGAACTAAAAGATATAACAGATACCAAGGAATTAGAACCAATGGTTAAAGATATTTATACCAAGACATTTATTAGTGGTAATAAATATGTATATACTGTACCATACAGAAGAATTGCAGAAAGGATTTATTCCAGATATTTAGAAAAGGAATCTGTTGGTGGTATGATAGCTGAAGCAGACCTTGAAGATAAAGAATTGGATAGCTCTCTTTTTAGAGAATCAATAGAAGAGATAGTCTTTTCAGATGACGATGAGGAATTTGTCGATTATTATGGTGAGAGTGTTTCCTTTGACACCAGTGAAGAAAATAAATCAGAGATGATGCTGACAGAAAACCCTTTAATCGATGAAGCTAAAGATTCTATAGCTTATGAGCTTAATAAAAAATTTGAAGAAGGTAATGACTTCTTATCTGAAAAGGATGGAATATTGATTGGTGAAGCTAGATCGAAATTTAGTAAAATGACAGGTTGTCATGTTGAGGTTTTAGAAAACGAAAGATGTATACCTGTGGTTGTTAATAGAGAGGTTATTGGTATTTATTATATTGAGAAACCTGAGGTATTAAATGCAGCAGGGGGGAGAACAAGTTATAACATATCCAATATGACTGGGTCTAATTATATAAATGATACCAATGACGTTTATAATGAAAGAAATAACATGACAAAGAATATGGTTACCAAAAAATTAAGAGGTGTCATAAAAAAGAATCTCGATAAAAAATTAATAAAGAAAAATAAAAAGATTCTAGATACTATTGAACATATTTTAAAAGCATCTGAAACTTCTGATTATAAAGTTAGATATATCCCAAGAAAATATATCACACCCTTTATGGTAAATAAAGATAATATGGGTCTTGGACGTTCACAGTTACACCGTTCAAGAATAATGGCACACATGTGGATTCTTTTAAATTATTCTAACTTGATGAACAAATTGTTTTTTGAAAAAGACAAAATGCTTGTAAATGCAAGAGCTTCAGTAAGTAAAGATTTAGGTTCAGTTGCAAAAAGAGCATTGGAAGCTGTTAAAAAAATATATCCTATGCCAAATGAAATACTGGACTTATCTAAGACACACGGTAGGATGGCTGACATAGCAAGGGTCATAATGCCTCAAGCAAGAAATGGAACCAAGGCTCTTGATATAGAAAGAATGCAGGGTCAAGCTATAGAGGAAAACTATGATTTCAAAAAAGACTTAGAACATATCGCAACAGCTTTAGTTGGTGTTCCTTTTTCTATGACAGATACACAGGCTAATACTGATTATGCTACAAACTTGATAAGTCAAGATATACATCAAGTATCATCATCAATAACATATCAGATAGAATTAGAAAAACAGATATCTGAATTTGTCACAAAGGTTGCAAGGTATGAAAAAGACGATGACAGTATAGTTATTAAATCCAATTTACCTTTACCTAAAACTTTAACACAGGGGTTACAGGGTGATGCTTTAAATAGAATAACAGATAAGATAAACAGTATAGTCGAACATGTTGTGGAAGATAGAAACGAAGAAAAGAGAGATTATTTAAGAGAAAAATTATTTAGAAAAGAAACAGGTTCTTCAATTGACTGGTTCCAGATAGATAAAATCTTAAACAAATATAAATCAGAAACACCAGACGATAACGAAGAAGATTCAGGTGGAAGTAGATTCTAAATTAAAAAAGGCAGGGGTTAACCCTGCCTTTTATTTTATTCTTTGAAAAATCTTTCTACATTTTTTTTGAACTGAACAAAAAATTCAAATAGTATATTATGTTGTACACATTCTTTTATATAATCTTTTTTAAACATATCTTCCAGCACCACCCTTCGGGTAATGTATTTGTGTTCTAAGTGTACGGTATATAAAATAGCCACAGTGGTGAATATCCATACCAACCTAACATTCCCTGTTCTTGTTTTAATGCTCATGGTTATAGTAAATAGTCCTAGTAGAATAAAGAACAGTAATCTTAAAGTCCCCTTTAAATCATAGGTATCTCTTATGATGAAGATTCTTTTACCTTCATAAACGGTTCCCACCCTACCTATTGTTTTATCTAAAACAAAAACTTTCTTTTTGGGGTTTGATTTGCATTTCCACTTTTCCATCATACACCTTCCTCTATGTTTCTTCCACGTGTTATCCAAGCAGGTGGTTTTAAAATATTTTCCCTTTTTATTGTATCACATATCTCACCAAGTATAGTTTCTATACCCTTTAATTCACCATTCTCAACACACTCTATTATATTCCAATTCTGTCTTTTAGCCACAAATGTAGAATTCTCATGTGTCTTTCTCATATATCCTTTATCTATCTCATGAATATCTTTTTCTTTAGAACCGTCAATCTTATTTGCTCTATCGGTTATCAAGGCTTCTCGGATATCAAAATCCATATGGAGAAAGAGGGTGATGTCGGGTTTTGGTAAACCCAATTTATTATATTCTAAATCATATACCCAATCTAGGAAATATTCTTTTTCTTTTACCGTATCAAATTTAGAGCTTTGGTGTATCATATTAGATGATACATATCTATCCATTATTATGATATATCCTTCGTCTATATACTTCTCCCATATCCTTTTAAAAGATATGAATCTATCGGTGGCATAAAATAAAGATGCAGAATACCCATTGACATCTTCTGCTTTTTCAGATATCTCCCCATTTAAATACATCTTCACTAAATGAGATGACTCATCATCATAGAAAGGAAAAGATATTCTTTTGACTTTATCATATCTTCCATTTAAATAATCATATAAACGTCTAGTTTGTGTTTCTTTTCCTGAACCATCCACACCATCAATTGCTATTATTTTGGATTCCATTTTTACCACTCCTTTAATAGTAATCTATTACGTTTGTAACATGTCTTCTTTTTTTACTATCTCTAATAGTTATCAATCCCAGCGGGTCAATCACAGGTGCAATTAGATTTGATGTTTGTGTGATAACTGGTGTTGTATTTAAAAAATCCAAAATGAAATCCGGTATATAAGTTATATCATATGGGAGTGCTATCTTTTTAATATCACGATATCTTTTTTGGATTGAGGATAAACTATCAAGCCTAAACCTTTTTAATTCAGATTCTTTTGCACCTCTTTCTATTAGTTTCTCTTTTATCTTTAAACCTTTTCTTTTCATAAATTCATTGGAGACTAAACGGAAAGTATCAGTATAAATATCTAAAACATCCATAGCCATTTTTTCGATACCCTGGTCATAAACATCATTAATTTTTAAATATAAATATTCACCGTCATTTATAACCATAATGTTATTATCCATCATCTCTACTACTTTCTTTGTTTTATAAAGGTCATATTGACTTCTAAATTTGGCGTTGAATTTTTGAATTATAACATCCAGTAGATCTTGGTCTAAATCGATATCATCAGATACCTTTAAAAAGACTGAGTTATTTTTTACTGAAACTTCTCCACGAAACATTAAACCTGATTTACCTTTTTCTTTTAACTCTATAAAATCAAGTTCTTCGTAATTGAAATTTATTCTATCTGAAATATCTACTCTATACCCATTTAATTTATCCTCGTTTGATTCTATCATTCTATCTATTATATGATACGAGAGTTTCTTAAACATTTCAGGATAATCTCTTTTCATACCCTCTATATCGGTCATATCCAAATACGCTGTGTAAAATGTTGCTGGTGCTTCAATCTCATCATCTAAACCCAAATCGTTCCAGAGTTTTATAGCAGTAACTCTGTGGTCGGAGATAGGGAAATCTTCGAATACACCATTTAGCTTATGCACATCAAAGAACTCCTGTGCGGTTTCACCTTTCATCATCTCCAATACTTCATTATCGATATCTCTTAGTTTATTTAATATCTTATCTAATTTGATATCTTCTTCTCTCATGATATCATTTTCTACAATATCTTCTACATTGCTACAAAGTTTTTGATTGAAATTAGATTTGGTAAAAGAAAGACCTTTGACATCCAAATCAGCAACTTCAAAAACATTACCTTCTTTAAGTTTATTCAAACCTATATAGTTTTTCTTTCTAGATGTCAGTACAAAACGTTTATACAGATATTCGTTTTTCATATTGATTCTAGATTTGTATCTTTCCAATACATTGGTGTGGTCTTTATATCTTTCCAACGAATAATCAACACAACTTACAGCAACCATAGTCGATAAATTAGATAGGGTAAACCATATCTCATCTTCTGATAAATTTTTATATCCTTTATTATACAAATCATTTATGTCTTTATTTAACTCATCTATGGCAACCATATTACTGTCAGTATCGATTAATAATATTAAACTTCTCATAATGTTTTTAATTGTACCCTGTGTGTTGGTTGTTATTTTATTTGCTTCTTCTATAAGATCCCCGCCATACCAGTAATAACCACAAAGAATCTGTTCTGTCATATCCTGTAATTTATCAATTTTTTCTTTTACAGCTTCAGGTGGTTCGTAAGGATCAACGAAAACACTATCTTCATTATCTTTTCTATTATCATCAATCGTATCTAAAGACTCTTTAAATAAATCTTTTACTTCATCAATACTTAAAAATGCGTCTATGTTGTTTTTGTAATATATTTTTATTAAAGATTCTAAAGATATTTTATTAATCTTTCTTACCACACCATCATATGCGTAATATTTTTCATCAATACCGATATGGTCTATAACCTTTTTTATATACATATCCTTTAATTTTGAATCGCGCTCTTTTTCATTAACCCATGTGATATCATTTTCTTTTGCTCTTCTTACTGAATTAGCAAATAAAACACCATAGTATTCATCTTCCTCTTTTATTATCTCATCCAAAGTATACATCAATGCATCGTATTTCTTTGGGAAATAACCACCCAAAGCAGCCTCTACAGTCAATGCAGAAATAGAAATGATACTTCTACCCTTAGATGTTATTGCAGCTCCCAAATCTGGGGAGAAGAGTTTACAATACATATTTATTAAAACACCATATAATGTATTCATGATAATTTTTGTCACTGTTGCTATTCATAACAAATAGCTTAGTGGACTATATCATATCCGTACATTCTTAAACAGGGGGCGATTCATTTGAAAAATGTAAAAATTAATACTGAGGAAACTTTATTTGATTATCACATTGATAAGGATGGTTTCATTTATGGACAATACGATAGACCTTTAACTATATATAAAAATGGTAAAGGTGAGTTTGTCAAAATGTATCATGAGGGGTCTTCAAAATCTTTTCATATACATGAGCTAATTGCGTATACTTTTTTGGAATATGAAAAGAGTGAAGACACAATAATATCTTATTACCCTAATAAAAAAACCAAACTGAACAACGTGAAGATATCCAATGTTTTCGATTACGTTGAAAATAGACATGGTTTCAAAAAACCCAAATTTTTAAAATACGATGATAAAAAATACACCAAATATATCGTGGATATAGATGGTCGTGTATTCAACACCGAAACATATAAAATATTATCTGAGCATCAAACCCCTCAGGGATATGTCTTTGTGACATTAAATTTAAAGACAAGAATGATGCATCGTATTTTATATAGCACATACGTTGAACCCATGGATCCTGATCTAGTTATAAACCATAAAGACGGCATTAAGTCAAACAATACCCTCAGTAACTTAGAGCAGGTGACCACAAGAGAAAACTCAATGCACGCTATCAATACTGGGTTAATTGAGACATTTGGGCCCGAAACAATAGAACCTATTTTGACCTTATACTATGGTGGGGAGGGAAGAAAACATATCTCAGAAAGATTAGGTATCAATTATAATACGGTTAGGTATATAATAGAAAAACATGCCAACCATTCTCCCGACTTTATTAACAGAACTTCTTTCAATTTATTAGAAGTTGAAAAAATATTCAAATTAAAAGAAAAAGGCTATTCATATTCTGAAATCTCAAAAAGAATCGATCACAAAAATATTTCCACCATAGGGTATACATTGAATAATAAAAATTTCCAAAGAATGTTTAAAAATGATTAGGATTTGCCTGTTTCCATTTAATCACATGGGTTTTTAGTGAACCTTTCGAGGGCTGTACTATATCTAAAAAGATACCCTAGTCTCTGAACCCACACCATGATGACCTATATAAAAGTCATTTTAGATGTTCGGCTGCTGATTATCCATTATAACTCTCCTTAGGGCACCATCCTTAATTGGGTGGTGTTTTTATTTCACCATAGAGAATCCCCTAACTTGTTTCTGACTTTCGTCACCTTTGTATGGGTTTTCACCGCATATTTTGGTACAGGGGCGTTAAGAACTCCCAGCATTTAAGGCAATTTTAACCACACTGTTTCCAGTATGGTAGGACACACTTTTTATCCTTTTGTCTTAAATCATACAACTTACCAAGTATGGGGTCATCACCTTCTGTTAAGTAGTAATTACCCAACTTCTTTATCTCAGCTCTATCATCAAACAATCTCATCTCACCACTAACAACTGGTGGTGTTTTGATATCTTGGTTTAAAAAGAATGTGCCATTTTCAACCATAAGATAAGGGGTTGAATAAACATCTTCAATAAAATCCAACGCATCCAATTTATAGTTTTTACCTCGAACTGTATTGATTAATTCTACGCTTCTATTTACAAACTTATCTTTAAATAATCCGTATAATTTTGTGTCATCTTCTAATTCTAATTTTCTAGAAACATCCTCTATCCAAGCGTCTCTAAAAACATCTTCATTCTCGAAATTTTTTGCAAATTCCAAATACCCTCTTGACCATCTACTCATTGACAATCATCTCCTTAGAACAATATTTTAGCTCACATTAAATTGTTTACGATGATAAAAAATTATCTAGGAGGTCATTATATAATGGAATTGCTATCTACAAATGAAATAGAAAAACAACTGGACGCAAAAGAGAAAGGCTTTACAAGTCTTAAAAGTGTGGATGATATCCTTCTTTCTCTATTGCTTATTAAAAAAGGTGCACCAATGACAGCTCAGCTTTCAAAGAAAGTAAAAAAGAACACCGAATTTGAAATCCCAACAATAGAGGGGTTAGTTTCAAAAGAGGATGAAGAACATAAAACATATGATATCGAACTTTTAAAACTTACTGCATTTTTAATTGCACAAAAACGTGGAGATGAAAATGTGAAGGTTATTGAAGAACAGTATAGTGAATTTAAATCTATGCTTGATAATCTGTATGAAGACTATGCTGAAGATGCAGCTGTTACTTTGAATGAAGTTATAGAGAAAGCAGAAAAAATTGAGAAATTAGATAAGCTAGATGTATAAAAATCATGTGGGGTAAAACCCACATTTTTTTTTATTTGCCATTAACAATCATTTAGACCACATCATAAAGATGTGGAGGCTATGTGTTTACGATTATATATTATTAAAATGAATGAAGGAGATGGAAAAAATGTTGATACTGAAAAAATATTCAGTAGTAGAGGAGATTTTGGAGACAGTTTTAGAAAACATTAATAGTTATAAAGCTAGACACCCAGAACTAGCAATCGATGATAAATTGAAACTGGAGGTGAATATAGAAAGTGAATCAAAAAAATTTTATGGTTTTTCAATACAGATTAAAAAGGGAGAGAAAGTATTAGATACCATAATGATCACAAATGATGAAAGGTCAAATATATTTGATGTATTCAAAAAGGAGGAATACGATAAAGAAAGTATATTAACCACAAATAGTATAAAGGAGATAGTACGATTTTCAACAGAATATCTTATAAAGAAATTAAATAAGTTTAAGTTTTAAGGAGTTGATATTTATGGAGCCTAAAAAGAAAAACTTTTATGTTAATTTAGGGAAAGGGGGTGTTAATTATTTAGTTGATTATATCAATACAAATTATGATGAAATAACATTTGAGTATTTAGACAATAAATTAAATGAGACGGTTATCACTCATGAGGAATTAGATTTAGAAAATGTAGTAAGTTATTTATCGGACTACGATAAATTCATAAAGCATTATGGTAATGTACCAAGAAATACTCTGATGCCAAATCTATCCTCTTTAGAAAACCCCGATGTAAAAGCGAGAATCAAAAATCTTTTATTATCGGATCTTTTGGGTAAGGTTCACGCTGTCTACAGGGATCTATTTTTCAAAGGTTTGGAATCGTTCATCTTTGAAATGAAAAAAAGAGGTAGAGTTCCATGGGCCTATTTATACCACCCAGAATTTGGAGAGTATTTGGGCGATTATAAAATGGGAGATTTTAAAAAATATTTACCCAGAATAAAAGAACTAATTAATGAGTGGTTCTTTTATATAGAGGGAGCTGGTAATTATCCCGGGACAAGTTATAATCATCCCGATGATTATGAAGTTAATAACTTGGAATTTAAATTCATTATTGATGAATATGCTGGGAGGTACTCCGATAACAAAGAAAACTTATCACATGTTATCAATGAGTTAATTCATCCTGAATATTTGGATACATTTATAGAGGCAAAGAATTTAATCTATTTGGATCCTGAAAATATGAAAGAGGTGATAGACATTTACAGTGAGTTTTTGAGATTACTGATATTCAGTTCTCAAACTATTGATTACGAGACACCTCTTAAAAAAGAACTTATGGGGGAGTTGGGTGTCATGGAAATTAAAAGTGATCTCGTATTAAATCACAATAGGAGTGTGATGTATGATGGATAAATCAAATATTATTCTTGGTTTAATGGCTTTTGTTTATTGTGTCTATTTAATAAAGAAAGGTTATTTTGGAGATTCTAGTAAATGGAGATAACATAAAAAGGAGATGGTCAAATGAAATTAAACAATTTGAAATTAGAAATTAATGGTGAAGTAATTAGTATTGAAGAAGCAGAAATCAAACCTGAGGAAATAAATAAACTTTGGTCTTTAAATTCAGAAAACTTCAAAGTTGACTTGGGTAATAGACCCTTCACACCTAAAGAAGTTCAGGAATTATTAAATGCGAAATTCAATAAAAGTGGTGGGGTAGAAAAAGTTAAACAGACCACAAATACCAGCACCAAAAGAAATTCTAATGACGGAAGAAGTGTTGTAGATGGTACAGGTGTTATGGTACCTAGAGAAATAAGAAACACTAACCTTCTAGAATTCTTCGAAGGTCAATACTCAAAAGAAGAGATAGAGTCAATGAATAATAAAGAATTAGTTGACGCTTATGATAGAAAAAAGAATATGGTAGAAGGTGACGTAAACAAAAATAATGTTTCTGCTGATGACGAGAGTGATACACTGGATATAAGTAATATAATTTCTTCTGCCAAAAGCAATAATCAAAAAGAAGAAAATATCGACCTAGAAAAAATGGATGTTTTAGACATAGCATTCATTGATTTTCACAACGCAGTAGAAAACATTTATAAAGGTTTAAGAGAAGATCTCGTTGTTAGAGAAATCGTATTAGAAAAATTCAATTACGATATGACCCTCGGTATGAGAATAGATAACTACGAAGAAATAGAAGATGTGATGGATCCTAAAGAAATAGCACAGTTAAAAGAATATGTCTATGATGTGTTAATAAACAACATCAACCACGAGTTATTTGAGATGGAAGACTATAGTATTTATATCCAAGCACAAGATTCAAATTACGATATGGACTTACAACCTAAGTCCCAAGTTCTATTCTCAATACTACCATATGATGAAGAAATATAAAAAAATATAGCAGGTGTTTAAAACCACCTGCTTTTTTTTTATGATTATATATTATATATTCGAATAGAAAAAAATATTTTTTAATAAGGAGATGATATTAATATGAATAAAAAATAATTGTTGTTAACAATTTAATAGTCTGAAAATATAAAAACATGAGGTGAGGGATAAGATGTTAGATATAGTTAAAGATGGAGAAGAGATTGTAAGAGATCTAAAATTAAACATAAAAAACTACAAACAAAAAAAGATGTTCAGTTTAAATAATGAGGAAATAAAATTAACTATTGCTAGAGCTGGTTTGAATGCACTTGTATTTGATGTGTTACCCAAAAAATTAAGAGTGAAAGAATTCTTATTTTTAGAAACTGGTTCAAGTAGCAACTTAACCAATTACAAACAGAGAATTATCGACGAATGTTTTAGACTTGGGAAAACGGTCGATGAAACCAAAGATTTAATTTATGAAGTTCAAGAAAGAGTTAATGAGTATACACTGATATTTAATTTTAGATTATCAGTTGATATATCTTTATATGACTTCATAAAAATGATGAAGAAATCTGACAGAATGAGAGAAATTTTAAGTGGGAATAATTTTAATGAAGAAATGAATGCCTTTGAGATAATGAGAAAAAAGCAGAAGTTATCTAAAGAGATTGAAGATTTTATTTTAAAAGAAAAGATAGATCCTATGTATACCTTCCTTACTGCTGAAGCTGCTATGCGTAAGCCACAGTTTCATGATATAGTGGTAGGTGTTGGTATAAGACCCAATAATAAAGATAGTGTCTATCCTTTCCTTATTAACGAGAATTGGCTCAATGGTCTCACCAATAAAGATTCCTTTTGGGCTGAAAATGATTCAGCAAGAAATGCTTTAATAATCCAGAAACTGGATATAAGAAAAACTGGTACATTCAATAAGCGTTCTACAATGTTGGCACAACCAAATTATTTAAATCCAGACCCTGATTACTGTTGTGACACCATTCATTTTGCAGAAGAGAAGATAGAAGATGAAAAGGACTTCCAAAGATTTATAGATTTATACCATCAAGTCGATGGTAAACCACAACTGATAACAGAAAAGGACACACATTTGATTGGTAAAAAAATATTACTAAGACAACCTTACACATGTAATAGTGATGATGGTGTTTGTCATTACTGTATCGGTGAAAAATTATATTACGATAATCTTCAAGGTTATCATGGTGGAGAAAGAAACTTCGGTGTTGCTATATCTAAAAAGAAAGTTGCACCAAAGGTTCAGGGTCACCTATCTGCTAAGCACAATATTGTAGCGAAACTCTTTGACAAAGATGGGAAACCTTTAACCAGAATAAATGGAAAGAAAAACTGGCACGATTATTTCGATTTAAAGTATATAAATAAATTGGTTTTTAAAGAAGGGTTTAAAAAGAACATCGATGAGATAAGGTTGATTAAGATAAAGGATAAGGGTAAAAGGAAAGCCAGATTCAGAAGAAAAATGGAAATCAAAATGAAAAATGGTGACACAATGGAATTCCAAACTAACTCTGTATTTTATACTGAAAAACCGAATATAGATTACGAGTCTGGATTAGTAGATGATATAGAAAAAATCCATATCGAGATTATAAATAACCCCGTTTCATCTGGATACCATGAATTGGATAAGGTATTCAATAAAAACAATGGTAACATACAAAAGGCAATGAAAGAATTAAAACAGCTGATGAAAAAGGAAAAAGCAATTGTGCCATATCTCTTAATTAGAAACATCATTAGAAAAGAGGGTCAAAATGAGGAGAGACCTGATTATTCTAAAGAAGAACCAAAAGAGGAGATACTAACAATGCAGACAGCGATAAGAAACTTTAAAGAACTCGGTCTTAAATTGAATATCGGGTTCTTTAAATCTATGCTTTCTGATTTGAGAAACTACGAGAAAACTAAACCTTCTAAATTCGATATACTATTTGAAAGTAGAAGAAAAGATAAACAGTAGAGAATGGGGGGTATAAAAAATGCCGTATAAAAAAAAGAAAGATTTACCAGACAGTGTTAAGGAGAACCTACCTAAACACGCACAGGATGTCTATATAGCAGCATTCAATAGTTCCTTTGACGATAATGGGGATGAAGCTGAATCACACGCTATAGCTTGGTCTGCTGTAAAAAGAATATATAAAAAGAATAAAGATGATAAGTGGGTCAAAAAATCAAAGAGTAAAAAGATTAAAGAGTCCGTAGAAATCTTTATGGATATACCGTAAATTAAAACAAGGGGTAAAACCCTTGTTTTTTTTATTTAAAATTATGGTGTTGAAACAAGTCTATAGACTTTTAAATGTCTGGAAGGTGGTGAATTATAAACCATGTCAAAAGAAATGAAAATATTAGAGTATGGTGCAAGTTATAAAATAATAAACCCTAATAAAGGTATAGAAGATCTTTTAGAGAATTTAGAAACTATAGACTATCATACTAGAGAAAAAGTACCTTTGGGGTATTTTTACAATAGAGAAAAAGATGCCTATTCGGTACCAAAAGGTATAGGTAAGTCTGAACTTTTTAAATATTTGAAAACAAATAAAACCCAAATGGGTGGGTTTTTAGATGTGGGGGATAAACTTGGTTTTAAAATGAAAAATAACCCATTTAAAAAACAGTCTAAGATAATCAATAATGTTCATGACAATTTTAAAAGAGGAGACACACAAGCTATTGTGGATATGCCAACTGGTAGAGGTAAGACATTTGCTGCCATTTACCTAACCCATAAGCTAAATAGAAAACCCATTATATTCGTTAAAAACGGTAGACAGTGTAAACAGTGGGCAAAAGGTTTTGTAGAGCATACCCATATAGATGAGGATAGGATATATATAGCCAGAGGTAAAACCAGGGTACACTATCTATTTGAAAATGGTGATGACTATGATGTGTTTATAACAACACACAGGACAGTCTCAAACTTTATAAGAGATAACGGTTATAAAAAATTAAACCAATGGTTTCTAGCTATGGGTGTTAACCTAAAGATATTTGATGAGTTTGATTTGGCTGTAGAAAATATGTTCAGAATAGATTGTCATTCCTCTTTTAGATATAACTTATATTTAACAGCTACACCTTTTAAATCTGGATATTACGATAACCAAGTTTTTAAATACGCATTTAATAGAGTATACCAATTGGGTAAAGATTTATATGCAAATGAAACACCCAATAGAGATGCTCATATCGTATTTTTGAAATCTGATCCAGAGAAAAAGGAGAAGAAAAAATGTTACACATATAAAAATACTGGACAAAGGTGGGAACCTTTCTTTGACCCTGATAAATATCACCAGTATATAATTAAAAAGAAAAAAGTTTTAAAAAGCTTTTTAGATATTCCTTTAAAACACATCAAAAAAGAATTAAAAAATAATCCAGAAAGAAAACATATATTCTTTACTGGTAAAATAGAAAACTGCGAATTAATAAAAGGTTTATTGATAAAGGATTATAATATCGATCCCTCGATAATTGGGATATATAATTCTGACGTTGATAAAAAAGAAAAAGATGAAGCTTTAAATAAATCGGTAATAATTTCTATCTCTTCTAGTATGGGTAGAGCATTAGATATTAAAAACCTAGAAACACTGGTTGATATGGAAACCTATAGGAGTGCATCTATATTTGTGCAGCTAATAGGTCGTGTCGGTCGTGTGGGGGGATTAAGAGGAAGATGGTATAAGATGTTTGATACATCTTTTTATAGAAATTATTTTTATTATAAAGAATTAAAAAAATATATTCATAGCGAATTCGATGAAGTTGAATATCAAAAATTAGAAAAATAACTTGGAGATGGATATATATGAAAACTAAATTTGATAACATCCATGATTTAGAAAATATAGAAAAGTATTATTTTTTTGCTGATGATATACTTTTTTCTACACAATTTACTCTTCTTTATTCTTTGACAAGTTTCATGCTAGATATAGAAAATTTTTTTGAAGCTTTAGAAAATATCGAAGAGTTTAATAATCTATCAGAAGAAGAAAAAAATAAAAGAGACCATGATCCAAACGATATTGATATAGAACTGCCAGAAGATGATGATTTGGTAGAACTATTTAAAGACTACGCCAGTGGTGATGATAGGTTAGAAAAAATATATGATCAATGTAGTGAATTATTAAATGATATAAAGGGGAAACTCGGAATAGAAAACCCTGATGAAATTCATGAGAAAATACTATTGAGAGAGGATGAGGTCTTCATTACTTTAGAGGACCTCTTTAGTATTTATGATGGGTTTCCGTTACAATTAAAAACTATAACATCCGGTGTATGCGATGGTATGGTGTCGTTTCCCAATCAATTTAAAAAAACACATAAGATAGTTTTTAAAAACAAACTGGAATATAATATATATAAAAATATTGTCTCACCAGTAAACACTTTGGAATTGGAATACGATATAGTTTTAGATTTCTTATATATAGATGATTTAGAAGAAGATATATCGGAAGAATTGAAAACAGAAGATGAAGCTTTAATATATATATCAACAGTTGATAAAGAAATAATTGAAAAATATTTAGAAGAATATTTTTCAAATGTATTAATACTTCTACCAACCAATTATGGTTTTATAAATAAAGATGATTTCCCCACAAACAGAATACTAGAAACCGGAGTTTGGTAAAAACTATATTGTACAACAAAAATGTAGACAGAAAATTAAATTACTAAGGGAGGAATAAAATGAGTACATTTAAAAACTTCAATGCAACAGGAAACGAAATAGACACTAAAGAAAAAATCGGTGAGATTCTAAAAGAGATGAGTGGTATATTAGCTAAATCTTACTCTCCTTTCGGGAGCAGTTCTATCATTATTGATGAACACAAGGTGACTAAGGATGGTTACAGTATACTGAATTCTTTAAAACCAGAAAGTGAACTTGCAGTCTGGGTCACTAATATGGTGAGGAGCTTAACAAATAAAACATTATTAACTTCTGGTGATGGTAAGACAACAGCTGTACTTCTTGCTGAGGCACTTTTTGAAAACTTAAATGAAGTCTTTGAAGAAAGTTACCGTGGCAAAACACCACAAGATTTTATAGGTGATGTGAACGGTTTAGGACATGCTTTAATAGACTCTTTGGATAAAATTAAGTATGTTCCAGAAAATAAAGAAGAGTTTTTGAATATAGCTTACACTTCTTTAAATAACGATAAAGAATTAACCAATTATGTTAAAGAAGCACTAGAAGTTTTTGATGACCCAAAGGATATGAACATAGTCGCATCTATTAATGAAGGGTCTGATAAAATCAAAGTTGATGTTTCAAAAGGTATGGACATTAGGTCTTCTTTAATGTTTGGTATTGGTAGTGCTTTAAATAATGCCGTACTTAAAGAATGTAAAGTATTTGTGGCTGGAGAAAAAATAGAATCAGTAGAACAAATCGAAAAAATATACGATGTCTTAGATTATGTTTCTGATACCAATTCTAAACTCATGTTTATTGCACCAGAATATTCTGCAACAGCAACAAGAAAAATTAAACAAAGATTACAGAAAATGAATATGGAACAAAAAAATCTGGGTGTATTCTTTTTAAGTGTGGACAGAGGTGGTACCATGGATGGACGAGACCATTATGGAGATGTCATGGCATACCTTGGTACTGTTGTGCTTAATCTACACGATGCTGAAGACTTTATGGATACATTTAAAGAAAACTTCAATAAATTATCGGTCGCTGACATTAAAGTGGGGACATATAGCACAACTTTCATGATTAAAAAACGAAATAATGACCTACTATACAACGATAGGATTAGTTTGATAGAAAGACAAATGGAAAACGGTAGTCTTGAAGATAGAAAGAAAGCAACTTATAGATATAATAAAATGACAAGTAAGGTTGCTGATATCAAAGTTGGTGGTAATATTCCAGAAGAAGCTAGAAGGATTTATTCTATGTTTATGGATGCCACACTGGCTATGAATTATGCTAAAGAAGGTATTGTGTCTGGTATGAACACAGCAATGATTAAAACAATCAATTCATTTGAATATAAAGATGAAGGTATTGCTGAAATCGCAAATGCAATTAAAGATTCCTATAAAAAATTATTTGATGTCATTGTTGATATGTCTAGAAGAGATGTCTCAGATGATATTGTAGAAGAGATCACTCATTTAGACCCTGAAGATAAAAAGAGCATACTAAAGACATATGATGTTAAAGATGAGGAATTAACTTATACCATAACAAATCCTTTCCAATCTGAAAAGGTTATTTTATTAGCGGCATTAGAGATTGTAAAGATTTTTATTACAGCTAATCAGATTATCTTCTCAGATGTGTATGTTACAAACCATTTCGATAAAACAGGAATGTAGTATATAAATCCCAGGGTGTAAAAACCCTGGGGTAAACTACTATATAAATTATAATTATATATTATAAAAGTGAAAGGAAACACTACATAATAAAAAAAGGGAGATGAAGAGAATGAAAAACATAATTATTTTGATAGTCATGGTTAGTTTACTTTTTGGTCTAGGTGGTATTGTTTATGAATCTATGTCTTATGAAATAGGTTTTAACGACACTGTTCAGTTTACAGTAGGACCAAATGATACAATTTGGGAGGCATTAAATACTATTAAGGGTCGAGAAAATATAGATGGACATATGTTGGTTTCCTTAATAAAGGAAATGAATAATTTAGAAAACAGTATGTTGAGAGTCGGACAAACTCTCATCATACCTGAGGAGGTATATAGAAAATAGGGATTATAATCTCCCTATTTTTTTGTGAATATTATAAAACTCCCAACATATATATGAAGAGATTTAACATTGAGATAGTCGTCGTATTCTACTTTTTATGGGTGGTGAAAAAATAAATGGAACAAACTCAGTTTGATTTTTCTAAAAACTCCAATTTAAAAGAACTGGATGAGGATAAAAGAGATAACATACATAGGTGTCTGGTTATTTCTGAGGCAACATCCAATAATCTCGATAATGTTTTAAAAGAAGCTATTGAAGAAGATGACATAAATAAAGAGGATAAAAAAGAACTTAAAGAACTTATTAAAATAGTCAATAACTTCTATAGTAAATTGGAGACTTTAAATATCAATTTAGAAAAAAAGAGGAGAGGGTTAATAAGTTTAGAAATGAAGAAAAAGATATATCATTTCTATATGTCTGGTTTATTTTCACAACACCAGTTAGGTAGAATATTTGGTGTTAGTCAGTCTACGGTTTCTAGGGTAGTAAAACAACTATCCAAATAATATAAAAATGGAGATGGTTTAGATGAAAACTAAAAACTATATTTTCGATTATTTAACAGATTCTTTAGGGTTTGGGGGAAAAGAAGACAAATTTAAAGAATACCAGTTAAGAAAGATTGCTAAAGCAGCTAAAGATTTAGACGAAGCCTTTTATGCCTGTGAGCTACATATTAGCCATGGTTACAGTATACACAAGTTAGAGACCATGTTAATGAATGGTGATAAAGAAGACTATGTGAGTGTCAGTGAAGAATACAAAAAATTAACAGAAAATGATAGATACGATGACTTTGAAAAAAAACTTCAAGAATAATTAAGAAATCGACACAATATAAAGGTGGGGTTTGTAACCCCACCCTTTATTTACGTTTTGAAAGGCTAATCAACAATTCGTTTAGAGAACTAATAAAAATAAAAGAAGGAGGTAAATAACTTGAACGAGAATGCTTATAGAAAAATAGTTGGTAGAAAACCCCATAATGACATCATTAGGGTTTTGATTATACCAGGACATAGTATAGACAAACCTGGTGCATATAATGATAAGTTGGGTATTAGTGAACACGATGTAGTGATGGATATAGCAACCCAAATGTTAAAGAAAGAAAAAGACAAGTCATTAAGTCTCATATTGACTTCAAGAAATTCTTATTCTAAATTACCTGATGAATTAAATTATTTAAGACCAGATTTTATTATTTCCTTACATCTTAATGCATTTAATTCCGAAGCACAGGGGACAGAAACCCTTTATTACGAGAAATCCTCAGCCTCTGAACTATTAGCAGAATTAACACAAAAAGAACTCCTAAGACTAGGTTATAATGATAGAGGAATTAAAGCCAAAAAGAGATCTGATAGAGGTGGTCACATGTTGATAAACACAGCTAAACCTTGTGTTATTGTGGAACCATTTTTTATAGACTCTATAGAAACTGAAGAAGAAATGAATGAAAACGCTGAAATTGTAAGCGACCTATTGCTGAGTGCTATCTATAAAAACTTTACTTAAATATCCCAATATAAAGAGGGGAGGTATAATGTGGCCACAGCAGAAAAGATCCTTTCAAACGAAGGAATTTTGAAACTCTTTGGGAGTGCTGATATTATACCACTTACTTTATTTATTTTTTTTACAATTTTTATTTTTTTATTGGTGATAATGTTAATAAATAATAGAAACCAATTTAAGATAAATAAAGAATGGTCTAAGGCTATAAATGATCTTTCTTTAGCCATTAATCTTGATATGGAAAAAGACAAAAGCACTCTAAAGGAGATAGAAAAGACCAACGATAAATTAGACAAATTAAGCTTACAACTCGAAACACATAATAAACAAATGGAAGAAAATGGGGAAAACCAAGCCACCAAAACTATTAATAAAGAGGGGGGCGATTAAAGAAAAATGCTTGAACTTATGATACTAACCCTAATCACGATACTGATGGGTATATCGTGGGTTTGGCTTTTTAACTTATCTCCATTTACAGTTTCACTAGCTATAAGTTCAGTCATATGGTTATTTACAACGACATTTGTTTTCATATTTTTTCTGATTTTCTTTTACACTGTTTTAAACGTGATTTATGGGTGGAAAAAAATGATGAATGAAAGAATAGCCATAATCAAAGAAACTGATGCACTTACTAAAAGAATAACTAAGGAGAATTTATAATGAAATATAATCTCCTACTTTATTTACTTGTATCGGTTCCTGAGCAATTCGTCATAGTATACTTTGTAACAAAAAGACAGAATAAATGGAATAGGTTGATCAAGGAAGATAAGCAGATTTTGGTTGGGCTAACATTCATTTTTTGTTTGTTTTATTTTCCTCTGTCAAATCTGGATATTCATTTACAATTGCTATTAATAACACCTTTTATATTGAACACAATAATGCTTACCAATCTATTACACAGTTATTACGATGTAGAGGTATTAAAGACTGTAAGATCTATAGTGCACATCTATGCCGTTAAAGCTTTATTTATAATGGTGAGCATCACAACTATAATAATATTCGATAAAGGTTTTACAACATTAAATATTTTAGGAATAAGCTGGCTTGTTTATTTCCCATTACTAGTTACTTATGTTTATTATATTCGATTTCATAGATAAAATGAGGAGGGTTAACACCCTCCCCTTATTTTTATTCTAAATTTTCAGAAACTATATCATACATCATAGAATATTTATTAACTGCTTCTTTGATCTTTACCATATCATCCAGATGTATATCATCTATTTCGATATGGTTTGTGTTGTTTTCTGATAATTTCACACCATCATTTTCGTCAATTTCTACTATTAGATGTCTGGATTCTGTGTTGTTGATATCCGCATCCAAAACGAAACTTGTTTGTGATGCTTCATCTATAGTTCCATTTGCTTTTTCAATACTGGTTAATGAATGGTGTATATGTTTTCCTGTCTTGTGGATTTTATTTTTGATATCGTGTTTTAATTCTTCTAAGTTATCTATATTAAAATCGTTTACATTTACAGGAATCGTTTCAAGTTCTTTTTTTGTTCCCTCTTTTATTAATCTGTCTTCTTTCTGGTTAAAATAAAGTTCTTTCTCATCTTCTGCGTTCAATACTAGATACATTTCCATTTTAAGGCACCTTCCCTATTTTTATAATTTCATATATTTTTCTAGTGGAGAAGGTGCTTCTTTACTGTCATCTTTAACGAGGGATACAGACATCATTGTCTTGGGATCTTCATATGTCATAGCCGCAAATGTGGACTGTTGGGCTACAAGATTTTTATAAGATAATAGAACATAGTCTTCTTTTCCTGTTGTGCGTAATGGTTTAGACGGATCTTTAGCATCTCTTATATAGTTTGCCAATAATAATTCTATATCTCTTTCTGAAACATTTAATCTTTCATTTAAATTCATATTGTTTAATATGATATCAAGATACAAATCTGGATCTATTTTGTTCGTTAATTTTCCTGAGGACAGTAAATCAAACATCTTCTCCACATTAGTTATATCGGAGATAACTTTTTGTCCCATACAAAAGGGATGAGATTTTTGATGTTTCATATCGTATTTTAAAGTGTATGTTCCTTCTTCTTTATTTCTTTCCACTTCCACTGGCTTAGTAGTAAAAACTGTTGCTAAAACCAATGCTCTCTCATCCACTACTTTTTTGTTCTCATCTTCAACTATGATTAAAGGACCAAAACCAAAAATACTCATTATTTCTTTATCCTCTAATATGTTTTCTTCGTTCAATATCATTTCTATAATAGGTTCATTCACACACCAATTTCCATCTATTAATTTAAGATGTTTTTCCATTCATTCCCCTCCTACTCTTTTTTAGAGGTGTACTGATTGTAGAGTTCGATTATTTTTTTAAATACCTTTTTACCATAAGTATCAACCATGGAGTTTAAAAATAGTTTAATAAATTTATATCTTGTTTCTAAGTTCTCGTTTACACTTTCTTCTTTTGTGATCAGGTAACAGAATGCACCAAATGTTTTTTCTTCTCTTCTTGACTCTGCTATTGAATTAATATTAGCCTTTACCAATTTAGTAAACATTTTATAATCTACACCTTTTTCGTTGCATGTGTTCTGAATGAAGGCTAAAAATAAAGCATTATGTTCTTTTATCTTATCATAATTATCTAAGAATGATAAATCAAGTGTATCAAGATATGACACTATACCTTGGACATACTCATCACTAACATTTCTTTCTTTAACACTTTCTACTACACCCATTGCTTTATCGTATACTTCATCAGTTACCTCTTTTTTATCTTCATCTTCAAAAGCTTCTTTCATATTTTTCTCATATTCAAGAACCCACTCTTTTATATATTCGTTTAATTCATAAAAGTTAGCATCCTGATATTCCATTGTGTTTTCATCTTTTAAATCTTTATTAATCTGCTCCATCATTTCTTTTTCGTCATTATAAACAGCTAATTCTTCCATTTTATCCATCCCCTTATTAGTTATTTTGTAATTCTCTATTTTTTAATCTTAATCTAACCTTTTCTGATATATTCACAAGATAATGAATGTCATCCCCATAAACAGTTGACACCAATAGATGGTACGGAGAGATGTCATCTTTTATTTCGATATAATCCTCAATAAAAGAAAGCTGATCATTTGGAATAAATTCAGATAGGTCATCCATAAGACAGTCAGAAACTATATATGATAGACTATTTCTTATAACTGATTCTTTTCTACTCACACCATATATATTTGCTGTATGATCTACATCTTCTCTTTTAACACGGTCACGATACTGTTCATAAAGTCTGTCCTCATTAAACATTATATAACTTGCAACTATATCAGCTACATTGTTTAACCTCTTTGATACTAAAAAACGGTAAACTTTCGATATTATTTTTGGGTCATTACTATTGATGTTTATCCCAAAAAATCTTTCTATTACAGATTTAATTGAGATAATCTCATTTACGACTTCTTTTGATTTTGTGATATTGTCATCACGATACCTTTCTATATGGTAATTATAATCACCAACCCTTTCATTGTCTGGAAAACAGTTTTCGTCAATATAAGTATATTCTAAATTATTTAATTGTCTGGCTATCATATTCACTAACATAACAATCCCTCCTTTTATTTTTGCTTCAAATCATTGTTTCAATTATGAAAAAATATTTTATCCATAGGGTTATCTTATATAAGCGTCACAATTTAACAATTTTTATAGTCAATAATTGAAAGGAGGAATAACATAAATGGAACTAATTTATGGTGAGAATTTTCAATACTCATTTCCACATACCACATATTATGAAGTAGATAGAACAAGACAGGACGATCCATTGCCTGCTTTACCTGATACAGCAACTCTGGTTATGTTTATTTTGTCGGGAGAGGGTTTAGATGATGGATTTTTAGAATTTAGTGGATCCACAGCTTTAAGAGACTTTGATGAAGCCTTTGGTGATTTAAACACAAAGAAATATGGTCTTATGATGGAATTTGCTAGAAAACATATTATAGCTGGTGGTCGTTTAATTGCAAGAAGACTAACAGCTGAAGATGCAGCTTTAGCCAATGCATTATATGAACTAGAAATTTCTGAGAAAACAGATGTTACCTTTTACTTAGATGATACTGGTGCAGTTTTTGAAAGTCAAAATGATGCTGGTGATCTAGAAGAGGTGGTTGTTAGTTCATATGAATTCAACACATTAATCAAACATATAGCTTCAGTCCAAAACTCTGGGGAACTGGATGTTACAGCAGCCTTAGATATGGACGATAGTTTACCAGCAGCTGGTTCACCAGCAGTTCTTCCTATTTACGGTTTTTCCGTTCTAGGTAGAGGTAAATTCGGTAACGCTTATCAGATAATTCTTAACGATACTATTAAAGATGCACAAGGGTATCCTCTTAAAAATTATATGTTAGCCGATATGAAAACGGGTAATGTTATCGATGACTATGAGGTTTCTCATGTACCTGATTTAACTGATAATGATATTCCGGTAGCTTTTGACACCGTAATTAATAATTACAGTGCTAAATTGGGTGTAACAATGTATGAGGATAATTACGAACTGTTTAACGATCTTTTTGAAGATATGATTGATGAGGTCATCACAAACCTTAATGCACTCACTACAACTAATCCTATCACAAACTTAGTTGATCGTTTAAACGAATTAAAAACATTCGTTTCATTATTAGATGAATCATTCCTTAATAATCTTGACTTATTTAGTGATTCAATCTTCCCTGAAGAGGAAGGTATTAACCTAAATCTTATCTTCCCAAATAATATTGATACAAATATTACTTTGGCTGAAGGTAGTGATGGGGAACTGGCTAAAATGAAAAGGTTTGATTGGGAATATGAAAATGCAACTGGCGATAAGGTTGTAGAAAAGTTATTTGCAGATGCTTGGTCAGGTGCTATTGATCCTGTTTTATTTGATATTCAGAAAGTGTCCGGTGATATTATTCTTGACCCTGGATACCCAACTGTAGTAAAAGAAGCTATTTCTGGACTTGTTAAAAAGTCAAGATTGGATATGTTGTATTTAGCTGGTGTTCCAGTTACAGCAAAAACAATCGACATGCTGGAAACATGGAATATGACATTCAACCCAGAAAACCAGCAAATGATGAAACTGGGTGAAACAGTACCTTATAGATCAGATGATAATGGTAAGATATATAGAGTTCCTATCTCTATTTTACTATATCTGAACTTAATCGATCATTATATGAATGGTTTTAAAGAACCATTTGCTGGAGACAATGTATATATTAGTGGAATTGAATCCGATAACATTCTACCATCAATTAATACACTTGATGATAAACAAAGAATGGATGACATGAACTTCAATATAGTTTCAAGAGATTCCGACGGAATTTTCTTAAACGGTCAGATGACAAATATTATCGGTCAATACTCTAAATTAAAAGAAGCATTCAACATTATGATTAAAGGCAGAATCATTAAATACTATGTGCCTTTATTAGAAGCTAGAAAACATAAACTGGATACCCCACAAAACATTGAATCTGTTCGTAGAGAATTAGAAGAACTAATGAACGATAGATTCGGTGGAAAGTGTGCTAAGATTCAGGTTGAAGCTTACTTTAAAAACGAACAAGAAGAAGCTCGTGGCGATGTTACTATGGCACTCTATTGGTGGCCTAATGGGTCTATTAAACGTTATAGAGCATATCTATACACAATGCCAAAGGAGAAGCTATAATATATAAATTTATAAAGAGAGGTGAGATTTAAATGGCCAAAGATGAAGCCAGCACAGCTTATCAAAATACTATTAATGGTTCATCACTAAAAGGCGATCAGTTTAATGCCGGTGGTGTAAACAATCATTTTTTAGCTAATTATAAAGAAGACGATATTGCAAATAGAATATATACTGATCTTTTGCAGCTTGATATGGTTAACCTTAAAAAGTTAACACCCTACCAACCAGGTAGAGGATACTTTATCCCAACCAGAATGCCCAAGTTTATGGAGGATCAATTTGAAGATCAAACTAAATTCTTTAAAACTTTATTGATTGGGTATTGTGTTGGGTTTGATGGTATCACAGATCCTACTATGAACTTCTCAGAAGTTACTAGTGGTGTTGAATCTCAGACCATGGATGTTGCAAATAATGTTACAGGTTTGACAAGAGAAGTGACAATGAGATTCCCTGCTGAACTTAGAGGGCAATTCCTAACCCGTTATCAGTACAACTGGATGACAGGTATTATGGATCCTTATACAGATAGAGGAAGATATCATGGTGCTGATTTAGAATACACCAACGCTAACCATACAATGAGTGGTGTTTATTTTACATTAGACCCAAGTGAATCCGCTATTGAATTTTCAGCTTATCTGTTAAATATGATGCCTAAAAATGCACAGCTTAGCATCAATAACAAAAACAAAGGTGAGAACACACCACCAGAGATTACCACACCTTACAGTTGTCAGTTTATTACTAATAATAAAATGATAACCGATAAGTGTTATGAGTTCTTAGAAGAAATGAACGGTGAAATTGGTGGAGTAACATCTAAAGCAGATAACATTGAATTTCCTTAAATAAAAATTAAGCAGGGGCTCACACCCCTGCCTTTTTATTTTTAATATACAAATCTATTGTCACTATCATAAACCACTTTTATATCTCTTCTTGCTGCACGGGCTACAGAATAAAAAACCCTCTTATTATTTATATCGTTATTTTTCATTTCAAAAAATAAAGTATCATAAGATTTATCTACCACCATCTTTGGTGGAATAACGTAAGAATAATATAACCTAACACCACCAGCCATATACTCATCATAATCTAAACCATACAAAACATTAATAAAGTTCATGTCGATCCAAAGTTCCACTTCTTTTCCTTTGAAATCAAAGACACCATAGAAACATCCATCATTATTCATTCTGGCATCCTTTACTATCAATTCTTCCCCAAGTTGTATTTCTATTTCATTTCCTTTTGAGTCTTTTGTTTTGATTGGTTGGTATGCAATCATTCTCTCGCCTTTTCTTGGTTCGGCACCGTGATAATCAAATATGTAACTTCTTATCTTTTTATTAGTATCCCCAACATAGAATTTTGAAACAACAGCAACATCATAATCAAAAATTTCTTCAAGTTCTGGTTTTTTATCTGATACAACATATGATCTGTTATTTATATTTTCCAATTCTTCCATTGTGCCGTTTCTTATTCTATTGGCAAAATAAACTAACTCCTGAGAATACTTTGGTAGTTTATTTATTTTATCTAAGTAAAGGTCACAGTTTCTAATATGTTTTATTACATCCCCGTTTGAAAAATAATCAACTAAAAAAGAATCTCCTATATCAACAACTGAAGTTTTAAAATTTCTTTTGATTTCATGTATATGTTCTACACCGGTAAAATTAGAAGACCATATGAAAGTTAAGTCAGCTGTAGTGTCGTTTTCTTTTAGCTCGTATTGCATGCCGCTTTCCTTTTTCTTCAACTCATAGAAATCTGTTATTCTCTCGTAATCCACATCATAGTGATCCAAAATTCTTTCTTGCTCCACACCTGAAGCTAAAACTTTAACACCTTTATTGGAATACAAATTCATTAAAGGTTCTATTACTGTCTCATAAACATTAACACCGTGTATTGCATCTACTGTCATAACTCTATTATTAGAATTTATTGTTTTTTCATATTTTTTTACGATATCCATAATTTTGAGCCTCCCACTGATAATATTGAAATATAATACCGCATGAAACAATTAAATTAGTACATTATTTTGTTTCCGACATTTGGAGGTACAAAAGTATTAGGAGGTTTTTAAATGTTTAATAACGAGTATTTTGAACCAACCAGCATAGAAAAATGCATATTACTCACACCTAGAGCACATATAACCTCAAAGGAATTTGAGATAAGTATACCTAGGTTAATGCCAAAGTTAGAAAAATTACCACCAATAACAAAGAACGAACCAACAAACGAAAGTTCTCACGTTTTAAATAAAACAAACATGGCTAAGAATGTATCGACAGCTAATTTTTTAAAAGCAAAAGCCATGACAGATTATAGAAGTTGGATGTTTGGTCAGATATATAAGATGACACACTCACATTGTATAACAGAAACTGAAGTTGTACCTGTTGGTGGTAGTTATGCAAAACCACCATTTAAAGAAAGGGTAGACGAAATAGAAACAACGGAGGTTTCCTCACCTAGTCCCACAATAAAATCTTCACCACCGGCTATTAGAAATGCTGTCGTTAAAGATCTTCCGGATTTTGTTTTTAAACCGTTTGAGCAAAATGGTGTAAGTAGGCCAATAAACTTCTCCTTTTCCTCAATGGATTTAAAACACGATCATCTTGTAGATTCAAGAGGGGATGGACACCCACCACAACCACATAGAAAACATGTGCACCCAATTATAAAACCTTTCCAATTTTTCAATGTTAAATATGAGGGGTTAAACGATAGGGTTATAAAATATGGTCACGAAATGATAGGTTGTTTTATTTCCGGTGATTTAAATGATTTTAGAATTATGCATATACCCGATATTATACCAATGAAAGGGGATTAATAAATGTATCTAAATAAAGAGGATTTTTCAAGTTATTCTGAATATGTTAATTTATTGGATGAAAGTATATTCAACTTTGATAACTGTAAAATAAAAAAATTAAAAAATGAACATATTTTGGATTTGTGTTCCGATATCATCCAAAAAAACAAGATGGTTTTAACATTTGATAGAGATGAAGTAAAAACTTTCGATAATAAACCAAAGATATTATCCAACACACTTTATGGTACTCCAGATCTTTGGTTTATACTCATGAAATTAAATGGGGTTTCACATCCCGATGACTTTGATTGTACGAGTGATGTGTTTATAATGAATCCAGAGAATATCCCGGAGTTATTAGCAGTGTATGATAATTTAAAACACACACTCTAGTATTTTTCTTCAATTATATATTATTATATTAGAACGGTAATAATAATATTAATTAGGAGATGATTATTGATGAATGCAGTTTATAGTTTTTTAAGAGTTTTAAATGATCCAAAAGAAATAGAAAATATTGAAGATGAAGAAGTTTTAGAAATAGCTAAGAATATCAATTTTAATATAGTGAAACATTTAAATGAGTCCAGACATTCTAAAATATTGAGGGAAAATGACGAGGAGCTAATTAAAGAGGTAATAAAAAAAGCAAACAGTAAGGATAATATTGAGATGCTTTTGGATTCATTAAAGATACAGTGTTTAATGGGTAAGGAATTATATATGCTCATAAAAAATATAATGGACTCAATAGATAATAAAGAAAGTGTAGTAAAATTCTTAATCCAAATATTACATGAGGTCGATGAATCACATTTACGTGATTTTCTATCCTTAATAAAAGATAAGAATGAGAATACGCTTTTAAAAGAGCTCATTAAGATGGCTGAATTGATTTTGGATACCAAAACCATTAAGAATAAATTTTCTCGCAATCTTAACACTATAATAGAGGAATGTAAGGTACATGATTGAGAAATTGGGAGGTGAAGAAATGGTAAATGTAAAAGATTATATGTATTTTAAAAATTTATACGATGTTACAAACGATCCTAAAGTTTTTAGAGAAATAGGAGACGGGTTATATGAACTTATTGAAAAGACACCATTTTTCTTTGAGGTGTTTCGTCATGAGGATCTAATACATGAATATATAGAAGAGATAATAGATGTTTTAAATTTTAAAAATAAAAAATCATGGATGGATTGTGACGAAGACTGCGGTAAGTGCCATATATATTGTGAGAAGGCTATTGATATTATGTATCTGCCTTTTTATAGAGGATACCCAAAAGACAAAAAACTTTTGGATGAATTAATAGAAAGTTTTAATGATAATATGTTAATTGAGCAGTGCCCCAATCTAGCCATCTATTATTTAAATGAGGTTCCGGGTGAATTTGTTGAACTCTTAAATGAAAAGATGGTTTTAAATACACTTGTAGAAACCGTTGCAATATGGGTTGGTCAAGTTATAGAATGGTTGGGTTCACCAGTTGATTACCTTATGATGTATAAAAATATGCAGGGTATAACAGCTGAAAGTGACGACAAATTCAATGAAGAAAGATTCGTGGTTGATAAGGATACGCCTATTGATTACGAGAAATACAGAGTTGTACCTATACTTTGTGATGAATTCTATCAAACATATAAGGAACATATGTTGGAACTTATGTTTGAGTGGCTTTTAGATTATAAGTCAAGGGACTACATTATTTCTTATATAAATGATAATTTTGAAAAATTTGTGCGTTCCTTAACAGACATGTTACCATATTATGTGGATTCTAAAACAGACAATAAAATTTTAGCAAAGGATATAACAGAGAAATTGAGAGGAGGATATTGATGCTGACATTGAGGGATGTGGAGAAGATAAGAGATTTAGTGGAAAGATACCAGTTAAGTGGTAACCCTTTCCATAAAGCTGTGATTTATTTTGAGTACGGTATAGAGGGAGCTTTATATTTAAAAGAGTATTCAGTTGCAGCTACACTGATTAAAAAGAATCCTGGTTTAATAAATAAAGAATCAGCTAGGAAATTAAAATTCAGAGAAGAAATATTTAAGATGTTGGTTAATGATTTTAGAGCATCTAAAGAAAAGATAACAAAATCCACCTCTGATACAGAAGGACTGGAAATGATTATAGATATCTGTAAGGAGATAGAACCAACACATAACACAAAGAAATTAGATATGTCTTTTGTGTTTGATATTTATAGATTATATGCTGAATGTCCATTCTTTGAGGATTATGATTTTCTTACGGATGTTGCTTTCAAAGGCTTTATGGACACAACAGAATTCGTGGATAATTTATTTTATAAGTCCACGTTACACACTGCTGTGTTTGAATTATCTCAGACAATGATTAACATGGCACCATACATGGGAGTCTATCTAGATTTACTTGTGGCTTTGATGCATATTTTCGTGAGACTTTACTATGGTGATGATATAATTGATAGAGGAGAAAGAAAAGTTTTAATGGAAGAGATAAAAGATTCCATTTGTGAATGCACCACAACAGTGGATACAGATACCATATTAAAAACTATCGTTTATATTAAGTCGATGGAGAGAACATCTAAATTCTATATTGATAAATTTGAATACGAACTGCCTTCAGATAGAGACGAAGAGTCTGCTCAGATGGAGATAATTGATAGTCTTTATGATTATTTAGAAAAGAGAATAGATAATGAATATGAGGATATCAAATATGATGATATTGAAATTATCGATGTGGTTCAAGAACTCACACATGAGAATGGTTTAAGAAGAGTGGCAGTATATAAATATATCAAAGACAACATACTCGATTTTAATGTGGAAGGTTTTTATGATGTTCAAAAAGAAGTATATCTTTTAGATTTGATTGATAACGACACAAATTCTAATGTCAGCGAGGATATGGACATTGAGAAGAACAACGAAGATTTAAAATAAATTTCCTTAGCCTATAACAAAAAAATAGATAAGGAAATATAATTATATATTATTAAGTTGAACCAAACAACTATTATTAAAAGGAGATGGACAAATGAAAAAAGATATGGACAATTTTGAAAATGACAACAATGTTAATGGTAAAAAAGAAAAGGACAATAATCAAAGTAGGGGGAATAAAAAAATGAGCAACGAGAGACCAAAGAAAACAAGTTTGAAAGATAGTTTCACTGACAGAGATTTCAGCCCACAACACAGTGGTGTCAATTTAGGTTCAGTTAAAGAATATGATGAACCTGAATTACTAGTTACAAACTTAAGCTATCAAGCAATCTCAGATTTCCTGCTTGAGAACATACAGGAAATTAAACCTGAAAAGGTTAATTGGGAGAGATTTGATATTGAAAGTCTAGCTAGTCAAATCCAAGTTGACAGTGAGGCAGCTATCGATACCATCTGTAAAATCAGTGGTGCAAATTACCGTGATGGAAGATTCACAGATTTCTTCGATGCTATTCCTATTTTAGTATTTAAGAAATTGGATGTTGTTGAGAAGTTATCTGTAGATGAAGATTTAGGAGCACTGTCTAGAGAAGAATATGAAATTGATTTCTCTAAGATTAAGCAGAAGAATCGTAGATTTTTCCCAAGCCACGGTATGGTTGCTAGTGTGGATAAAGTCAACGAATTGGTGTCAGTTAATGTTAACATCATTTCGGTGATCGTTTCTGCATTAGGTTATGATCCTGCTAGATTCGGTAGACCTAGTGAAAGAAACAAGTTATTCTTATATACAAAGCAGCAACCACAATCTAGAAACTTTAAAATTGCTATTGCAAATAATAAGTTTCTAGATGATAGATTATTTGATTTACTACAAAGAATTTAAGTATATCAAATAGTTTAATTTATTATAATAAATTAAATAATTCTGGGGATTTAGTTCCCCAGATTATTTTTTTAACCAAAAGATGAAAGGGGTGTTGAATAATGGATGTATACAGAAAAAATTTCTTTAAAAATTTAGGTATTTCAGAAGACAAATATAACTTCATTGCAAAACACATAAGCAATTATGATGATGAAATATCTAGAGAGTATATAAAATCTAAAAGACTCAGCCCTAAGACAGTAAATAAAATAGATGTTGAAAAGATAATATATAGATTAGGGTTTGAAGAATTTCTAAAAGATTTCAAAATGTATTTGTGGTCTGTTGAAATACCTTCATTAAGGAAGCTGGATGATGTAGTTTTAAAAGAGAGGGTGAAGTCAACTTTATTTTATTACTTGGAGACTGAAGTTAGACTTGTCGTTTCTATTTTACACAACAGAGGCATGGACGATATAATCCAACTTGAAAAAGAAAACAATATGCAACACACAAAAACATGGTATGATTTATATCATGATGACCTTGGGTTTTTAAATCAAGATAATAAAATGGATTTCCTCTATAAAATAAAGAATAAGGATGTAAGAGAAGAGGTTGATTTATTTTATAGATTCTTCCAAAGAGAAGAGGTTTTGTTTTTGTTCCATAAATTCAATAGGTATTCTCCAGCAGAAATGAATGCCTTATATTTAGACAATAGCAATTTAAATGATATACTAGAAATCTATTATCATTTTATAGAAACTTTAATGGATAGGGGATCCGGTGTTCATATGAAAGAAGTTGAAGAAATTGTGAAAGAAGATTATCTAAAAGAAAATAAAGTAAAATATATTTTGAGTGGTGGTCACAATGGATATTGATTTATCTAGAAGAATAATGTTTGATCTTTTAAAATTTAAAGATAATGAAAACATCCATATGGATGAATACAATACAGTAATAATTAATCTAAATAGTGTCTTCTCTACAACATTTTATGAGAGTATGATTAATGAATTTCTGGTAGATGAAGATAAGATGTCAGAATATGTGTCTTCAGTTAGTGAGATGTTTAAATTGGTTTTAACATCACTTAGAACCAAAAGGGTAATACTTATATATTCAAATGAGGTTTCTAACTTTGTTAAAATATACCCTAAATGGAGACACAACAGATACGATAATAAAAAGAAGAATGAATTTGCAAAGATGATTTTCGAACATTTTGTGGATATATTCAACCAATTGAAAAAAGCAAGTCCACTTATAGAAATCATTAATACCAAACAGTTTGACCCGGCTGTTTTCACACACGCTTTCATATTACTAAGAGATTACAAAAAAGAAATACTTTTGATTTCAAGAGATAGGTTGGATTTCTTAAACTTAATAAATGAAAACGTGACAATGTTTGATGGGCAAGAATCATATACAAAAGAAAACTTCTGTGAAAATACAGTTAAGAAATTACCTAATATAGATATAGAGTTCTTAAAATATTATTATACTATCCGGGGTATAAAAAAATATGATTATCCAGGTGTGAGGGGTAAAGGAAGAAAGAGGACTATTAAATATATTGAAAGTAATCTTGATAGAATAGTGGATGGTGAAGATGAAAAGATACACCCATATATAAAGATATTCGATTTTGATTTATTTATTGAAAACTTAGATGAAGAAGAATACCAGACACTTTTAGATATTGTAAATAAGTCTAAATTCTAATAGGTTGGTTAAATTTAAAGAGGGGTGTACCCTCTTTTTTTGTGAATTAAGCAGTATTCAACAACTATATTAGATATCGATTACTTTTATTTAAGGAGGAAAAATAGATGATTGTAGAACAGCAAATAGGTGAGATTCTCGGTACCATTTTATCTTCTAAGGTTTCTCTATCTATCAAAAAAACATTATTTAATACCATATCAAAAAACACTAGCATCACACGTTCTGCTCAGGGTAGTTCTATTGTGTTTCCTGTTATCGCCACAGATGACATCACAAAAGATGTTACTATGGAATTAGCGAAATCAGCAGAAGTTAAAATTGCATATGATATTAAAAGAATTTTAGAAAGAGATATTGCATCTGGACCAGATAAGGTAAACTATCAATCCGTAGTAGAAATGCTTCCTTTTGATAACTCTGGTGCTGTTGATTTGGCAACACTTAATGGTTTAAAAAATAGTGAATTAGATGCTAAGATCACATTAGAGAGAGAGGCTATTGATTACGTAGCTTCCAGAATTAAAGACGTCAATGTTGAAGTTTATTCAGAAGCTAAATCTTATCTTATTAAAGAAAGAGGTTCTGAACCAACCAATATTGAAATAGAAGTTAAATATGTTACTGGTGGTAATAAAAACGAAATCAAATCAATAAGATATAATATGGCTATTCAAGCTGTACCTAGATATGTGCCAGCGACTACATTAAGAATGAAGTTGTCAACATATGATACAAAGAGATTTTTTAAAAGATTCGTTTCTTTAACAAATCCAGAAAAACATTTCGTTAAAGACTTTTTAATTGACTACGATGTTATGAAAGAAATGGCTAAAGAAAGAACTAAGAAAAATAGTGTGTTTAAAGAAATAGAACAAGCTAGACTCAAAAAGGATATGGGTTTACAAAAATACCCATTCTCAGTATTTTTAGTAACTAAAGATTTTGTGGATAAGTTGGAGTCTTCCGAAAAAATGGATATGTATAATGAAAGTCAGATGATTATGAAAAAATTGATGGCAATGGGTATTTATATTTATGATACAGATACTGACTTAGTAGAAATTAAATATGATGGAGATAAAGTTTTTACAAAATACCCATTTGATGAGGTTGCCAAAGATACCAGTAGGTATGAAAAGGAATTGAAACAGTTAGTTAGACTAAATAAATAATAAAGGAGGTTAACATATATGGCTATCACTAATGAAGATGCTTATACATTGTATGCAAGTGAGTTGTCTGAAAAAAGTTATAGAAACTATTATTCAACATTAGTAAAAGAATCCCCTAGTGACTTTGGTAAAAAAGGTAACGCTTCGGATTCTGTTGTTGGTAAGGTTTCAGTAAAACTTATTTCGGCAATCACCAAAAAGATGAAGAAGATAAAGGTACATGAAATTATGGAATCTAAAGGTGATATTAAAAAGATAAACTACTATAAAGATTTTACACGTTTAAATAAACTTTTAGAATCATATCAAAAGGGTATGAAGAATAAATCCAAATATGCGAATATTTATTTAGACACTTTCGATTTCATGATGAAACATAGAAGAGATTTCAGGAAATCTTTTAAGAATAACGAGGAAAATGTTATGTCCTTATTTTATGCAGGACTTATTCTTTATATGATAGAAATGGCGACAGTGTTATCATCTGCTCTTTTAGAGTGGGCTAAAGAAGGTGAAGATTTAGATAAAACGATTGGTAATAAAAAGGAATTCAAAACTCCTTTCATTAAAACTGAAGATATATTGAGTGATGATGGTTTAAAGAAATTCTTTAAGATTGATTTCTCTAAAGAATTGATCGGTGAATCTGATATTTTCAATGGTGAATTTATCACTATGTATTCAGAGGCTTCTTTAAATGATACACTTAGAATTTTCTCTATGGGACTTGCATATTTGTTATATAAGATAACAGCTTTTTTAAGATACATAGTATATCTTTTCTTCTATGCTAAATTTTCTCTAGAAAAGAAAATTGAAAAGATTAATGATACATTAGATTTATACAGTGAAAAAGATAGTGAGAAAAGAAAAAGAGCAATGGATGAAGCCTCTAAAGAAGATAGACAATATAAGGTTTCAACTATTGAAGCAGTAAGTGATACTGAAAAACAGATTAAAAAAGACAAAGTTGAAGTTGAAGATGAAGACGGTTTTAGTCTTTAAAATATACGGTAGGGGTAAAACCCTACCTTATTTATTTTTATTATTCTATAACAGTTATATATTATAAGGGTAGAAGGAGATGATTATAAATGGAAAAGAGAGCTAAGTTTATTAAAGAGTATATCGAAAAGGTTGAAAATTTTAGAAACGCGGTAGAAGATTTAGATGGAATCAGAAATGAAATAAGAGAAGAGGACAGAGAACTTTATGATACTATCGAACAAATCGACAGGGTAGTTAGATTATCTAATGATGATTTGGATTTCAGTTTTGATGAAGTGTTTGAGCACACTATTAAAAAGTGTAGTCTAGTAAAGATGTTAGGTAATGAAAATTTTAATGAAAAGGCAATATGGGATTTAGGTAATACACTTTTAGATGAATCAAGAAGGAGTGGTGAATAAATGTATACTGTCAGTTTAAGGTTCGATGGTAAAGATAATGATGAAAAAGAAATTGTTGTTCACTCGAGAGTTAAACCTGAATTGAAATGGGCATTAAAAGTAAACCACAAAAATGTCATTTATATTCTTAGAATTGACGATGTAGTGTTGGATACAACAGCTAATACCGATTACATTATATGTAAGTGTAATGTTTTAAAAAAGATATATGACGGTGGTGAGAAAAATGAATAGAGATATTAATGTTCGAGATATAGACAATATGAGTGATCTTTCTTTTTACAAAGCTATCGGTACATGGGGTGGGAGTTTCTTAGTCTATTATATCAATAATGCTGAACCAAATGAAGAATATGTAAGAAGACTTTCTATGATCAATTTAGTAAGTGAAGATATAATACTATCCCACAAGGAATTAGAAGTATTTCATCACCGCTCTAAAGATATATTGCCTGATGGTTTTTCTATTTTAGATGCACTGAGTGTTTTTAAAAATATGGATAAGATAAAGGTGATTGATTCCATAGGGGATGTTAGTTTCTTAAATAATTTCAATTTCCCTATTAAGGTTGATTTAATAGTAAAAGAAGACATACCAAAATACTTAGAGTATCTATTCACAGAAAAAAAAAATGAATTGCTGGAAGATTTGTTTTTAGAAACCATAGTAAAAGAAATATCTAATAATGAAAAAATATATCAATTTGCGTTTGAAATTTTTGAGTTTTACGATTACAATATGAATAGTTTTAATTTACAGGAGAATCCAGGATATTTTGATTTAGAAAATAAATATAAAAATAAAGGTTTAAAGATAACAAAAAAAGAAGCAGAAGAAATAGATTTCGATGGTGTTGTTGTGTTAGAAGAATTATCTAAACCGTACATGAAAGATATAGTGGGTTGGTATATACATGTTTTAGAAGAAGTGGAAGATTTAAAAATAATAAATAAATATAAATTTCTAGGTGGAGATATGGATGGTTTAACTAATAAATTATATAGAGCTATAGTTGATAATCTCATATATTTCCATGAAGAAGGAAATATTAGTTTTTACGATGGCTATACAGATGAGTCTCTATCCATCCATATCGGTGTTTCACCTATATTCTATTATGAGAAAGATGAAGGTTTCGAAAATAAAAGTGACTTGATTGATGCAATAATGGGTTATGTATCATAAGCTGGGTTTACACTCAGCTTTTTTTTATTTTTCAGTAACAATCTTTTGAAGGATTGTACAAATTCCTTTTGATTATATATTATATAGACGAAACAAATAAAATATTGAAAGGAAAACAATTTATTTATCATAATAAGGAGATGATATGGAGATGGGTAGAAAAGGACTTAGTTTTTCATTTTTGAATTTAGAAAAATTAGTTAAAAAAGACATTAAGAATGAAACTGGTTTCATGTTAGATACCAGTATAAACTACCTTTATTTGTACAAAGAGGAAATGTTAATGAGTGATTCTATTTATTCTAGAAAATTTGGAATAAGTGAATCAGATCCTAAAAGTATACTGGCTTATCTTTACACATGTAAATGTGAGAATTTATTAGGTCAGAATAATAAAGGGAGAGTTTGTCCTGAGTGTGGTTATAAAGTAAAAAAACAAGAGTTCCCAATAACGATAAGAGCTTGGGGTAAAATAGCACCACATAAAATAATGACTTATGCAGGTTTACTACACTTTAGAACTGTACTTGGGAGAAAGAACTTTAAGAAATTTTTGAATGGGAAGTTAAAAACAGAGGACGGAAGTAAAATAAAGGTTACAGAATTATATGAGAAATTTGATATAGTTTTAAAGAAGGTAGGTAAATCATCTAAATCAGACACCACTAAATTTCTTTTAAAACACAAAGAAGATTTCTTCACATCGTATATACCTGTGATAAGTAAGAAAACAAGGTATCTACACAGGAGCGAGAATATCGTTCCCCATTATACAATTCATGATATGAATAGTATATACACATCAATATCTGGTGACATACAAACTCTAAGGGATTACTGTGATAGAGAAAATACCCCAAAGATTACAGAAAATACTGTTAGAGCTATACAGAGAAAATACTGGGATTTAAACGACAACTTAATAACAGAAATAGTCGGTGGGGGTAAAGAAAAGATATTACGTAACGAGATATTCGCAACAAGATTACCCTTTACTTCACGTTGTGTGATTGTGCCACATGTCACCAAACATATTGATGCGATAACTGTACCTTATGATGTCTTTAGAGGTATATTTAGAAGAGAGATATTTGATGTTCTAGTCAATAATGGGATGCCAGTAGATAGAGCTTATAGGTTTATTGATATTAATATCGATCTAAGAGAAGACGATAAGAAAGTTCTTGATGAGATACTGGAAAAAGATATCGAGAACAATTATGTTCTCGTCAATAGACAACCGACATTAAAATTTGAATCCACCAAATCATTGAGGATATCAAGTCTCGAAGATGAAAATGTATTAAGGATACCTTCTGTTCTGCTTGAAGGATACAATGGCGACCATTTGAAAAAAGTGGCATAGCAATCGAATAAAAGAAGATGCTATGAAAAACTCTGTTAATTGCTGGGAAGCCCAAACACTAATGGTGTGGGTAATCAGCAGCGAAGTTGTTTTGTGTGTGTGGAAAAGGGGTGATTTCTATGACACATGAATTATTTAACGATAATTTTACTAAAAATACTATATTTTATAAAGAGAACGAAAAAGAGTTTTATATGAGACGTATATCGGATATTCTTTTCGATATAAAAGACATCTATTATATATGTGATGGTGGGTTCGTTTATAGTGAATATACAGGTGGTTTCTTATCAACACATGATGACCACAAACGTGGCTATTTGAAAGTTGACCTGTATGATAAAACCGGTAATAAAAAATCTTTTGGTGTGCATCGTTTATTGATGTTAGTATTCAATTATATAGACAATCACGACAACATGGTGGTGAACCATAAAGATCTAGATAAGAAAAATAATTATCTATATAATTTAGAATGGGTGACAAATAGAGAAAATTGGAGACATTCAATTAAAAACGGTGTTCGTGACGAATACGGTGATTATATAAAAGATTTAGGTTTAATTCACAAAATATGCGAAGAAAGAGAAAAAGGAGAAAGACCCAAACATATAGCAGATAAATTCGATGTTTCATATGAAGCTGTAAAAAAAATATGTAATAAAACCAACTATACTGACATTACAAAACAGTATACCTTTGGTAAAATGCATAAGTTTCGTTCTCTGAATCTGGATCAGATAAAAAGTATCATCGATGATCTCATAAATGATAAATTGAGTATAAAAGATATCGCTAAAAGACATAATACCAATAGACATAGGGTGTATGATGTTAGGGATATCTATTTAAAAAATAACACAAAACAAAACGTTCAACGACTATCGAAAAGGGATTCGGTTGAATGATATGGCCGATGAGAACTTAGTAGAGTAGGGAAAGAGAAATTGAGTACCCAAAAGCAGAGCAGCTGAGATGCTGATGATATAGTCTAGTCCCTAGTAAGATAAATTTGGTGAAAACCAGGGTGTAAACGGATGGTGATGCACTTACTATGACACACCAAGATAGAGATTTATATATGGACATCCATGTGTATATGCAACCTAAAGTACACATAGTAGATTATAAAAGGAAAGTTAATGAGGGGTTAAGTCTAATAAAATCTCAGTCATTAATATTTAAATCTAGTTTAGAAGAGTAGGTGTGGTTATGTATATATACGATCATAAAGATCTATTGGGGTGTATGAACCCCAACGATATCCTACCAAAAACAAGGGTTAGGTTATTGATGGAAAATGATTTTTTGTATTATTTGTACGCTCCTTGTAGTGGAGAGAGTGTTAAAATCTTTTATTATAGAAAAATGGAAAAGATAAAAGACGAGAATGATGCAAGGAAATTAATAGATCATCTTATGAATATGCGTAAGGATAACCTTCATAAAATTTTGGGAGATGAAATCTTCTTAAACGATTTGATTGAAGGGTTAACATTCGATCTTAATGTGGGTATAGAAAAATATAACTTAATAGATTATATTGCATATGAAAAATATAGATATCATAATGGGAGATGATTTCAATGTATAATTCTGGTGGAGTTTTAACAGATAAAGAATATAGAAATTTGTATGGGATGTATGGTTTTGATTTTATAGCAGACTATATAAATAAATGTCAAAATGAAAAGGAAGTTGGAAGAAGAATAAATTCTTTAAAAAGGAATTTTGAAAAATTAAAAGAATGTAACAGGTATCTTTCTTTTCAAAAGATGCTTTTAGTTGAAAATGGTGACGTGAAATCTCATTATAAAAAAAGTTGTTCGAGAATCCATAATGAATTGGTGGGTTTATTTGATAAACTTGATAAAGAAAAAATAATAAAGATTATAGGTGATGAGAAATTTGTAGATATATTTTTACATGCTATTATTATAGATATGCGTTCTTTTAAGGGTGACTCGCTTCCAGAGTATTTTGGGATGTTGAATGATGAATCATCTAAAAAAATAATATATGAATTTATCTATTCGAATTTTATTGGGAATAAGAAAATCAAATCAACATTGTACGGTCTTTATAAGAGATTATTTGAGAATAAATATAAACCCGAACTTAATAGCGAAAGAATTGGTGGGGGCATGTTACCTCTTGGAAATGATGATTTTGGTAAAATACTAAAGAATTTAGATGAAGGTAATTTCAAAAACTTCATAGATGAAATAATACCAACTATAAAATATTATGAGTTGATAGATGATAAAGATAAACTTATCGAAAAACTAATAATAAAGATGTTAAAAAATTTTATACATGTTCAAGGGGTTGATAAAGAAAAATATAATCTTTTAACCTCACCACTATTTATGATAGAAACAAATGACAAAAACATAGACATCATATATCAAAATTTATATGAGGAACTGATGGAAAGTAAATATTATAAACGAGTTTAGGATGTGATGTGAATGTACCAAAAAATAAAGATCACTGAATATGATATAAGGAAAGCTAACATCAATGTCTTATTTTCAGGTGGCTTGATATCAGAAGAAAAATATTTAGAACTAAAAAATTCGGATAAAAAAACAAGGGTAGTGAAAGTTGGTATGATGTTTAGAGATGATAAAGAATTATATAATGCCTTCACAAAAAGATTGAAAAGGTTTGTGAAAACATTTATTGAAGATAATGGTTTAGAAGATAACATTTATGAAGTTGTAAAAGATGCTGTTTGGGTTTATGGCCGTTATCCCACAAAAAGAAAATATAATGATTATATTGAATTTGTAAAAAAGAGAATTGCAACATCTGTTCTCCCTTTAGGGGTACAGAGTGTGGTTTTCTATTATAACTCATTAGAAGGAGATTTCTTCCAGAGGGGTTTGGGGGATGTTACTTTGGATGAATATCCTTTTTTAAATAAAGTTAAAATGTTTATGGCATTAAAAGAAAGTAACCAATATAAAACTCTCTATGAAAGACTACACAAATATGAATTGAAATATTTGAGAGGAGAGTTGAACAAAAAACACAGGAAAAGTATATTAAAAAAGAAAAATCAAGAGGGTGTGGTACAAGAAGATGATAATTATAGAATAATAAAAATAATGGTTAATAAACTGTTATAAAAGGAGTGTGTGTACAATGGGAAATTTTCCAGACACATTAAGAAGAAGAGATGATATAGGAGGATTAGATGTTATCAATATTGATAATATATCTAATTTGGAATTTTCTAAATTGATTGGAGAGTATGGTTATATATTTTTATTGAAATATATTAATGAAGCTAAAACCAATAAAGAATATTGTGAAAGGATAAAAAACCTCAAAATTTCTTTCCCTTACGATCGGTTATATGGGTCAGACAATGATAAAGATAAAATAGTGAGAACTTTCTTTGAATCGATTTTCTTTTATAAACATCTGGATAAAAAGAAATTAATAGATGCTATGGGTAATGAAGATTTTGTATATAGATTTGCAAACCTCATAGCTTTAGATATAATATACTCTACAGACGAAAACGGAATCTTAGTTAATCTACCAGGGTATATCGAATATATTAAAAACTCTGATCTTTTATTAAGTTGTGTTGAAAATATTGTGATTAATGATTCAGTTTTTATTGAACGTATAATGGATAAAGCCAAAAACATTTGGGGTTATCTTTTTAAAGAAAGTCATTTAGAAAGTAATGATAAAGCTTTATTTGATAAATCAACAGGAGAGTTAATAAACCACCCCAATTATGATGAGCACGGTATAGGTATTTATGATGAAGATACACTTTATCTATCACCATTAACAGATATCGATATGGCTAATATTGCAAAAATGCTTAAAGATTTCAGGGATATATTGTACCAACACCCTCTGTATCCCTTCATAAGACACATTGCAGAAACGAACGATTATTTCAATGATGAATATTCTTTAGATGTATTCTTTATGGATTCAACCCTACATGGGTTAATATATTTTTATGACCCTGAAGGTGAGATGTCTAATTTGAGAAGTCAAGGTTGGTTATTGGATTATATTTTCTATTATGAAAAAGATGATAGGTTCACAAATTATGATGACCTATTCTATTATATAATAGAAATGGTTGATATGCCATAAACTATAAAGCAGGGGTAAAACCCTGCTTTTTTAAGTGTCAAACTTCAATTAAACAAAACAAACTAATAAAGGGGATGTTAAATATGTTAAAGAAATTGATTATATTTTTACTTACTATTTTCGGTGTCAATACTAAGTCGGAGGAAATGAGTCTGGATATGGAGTTTAATAATTTAAGCGAAGAAGAATTTAATAAAAAGATTCAAATGAAAGGGTTTGGTTGGTTATGTGAATATATAGATAAATCCGACATGGATGATAATTATATAGAAAGAGTTAAAAACATTAGGAGATATTTTGAAATCACAACAGCTAGTGAAGACCCATTAATATATATGGAGAATTTCAAGAAATTGAACTATGTTAAACTGATAAATGTGCTTGGTAAGGATGGTTTTTATAAAACATTTAAAAAAGAAATTGTAATGGATATACACTATCAAATAACCGAGTATAGCATACCAGCTTATTTTCCAATAATAAGAACAGACAACATATTAAAAGACATGTCAGATTATTTGTATAGATATTATCTTAAAACAAAGGAAAAGGAATGTCTTACAACTAAAGAATTCATTAATTCAATGAACGGAGAACACTTATTAAGAAAAGAAAAAAATACACTAGCAATGAATCCGATGGCTGTATCATAGAGAGGGTGGATAAACAAATGGACGAAAGACATATAGATAGCATGCTCAAATTTTATAAAAAACACAATCCAAGAAAAGAAGCTGAAGATGATGATGTAGAAAGGTTTTACACTTATAAAATAAACACTTTAAAGAGTTACTTTATAAGATTCAATTTCTTTTCTGGTTACACCGAATATATTGATGTTGATGCTATAAAGTTAGCCGCATTATCTTTAGACTACTTCCTTTTTGGTGAAGAAATGATTGGAAAAAGACTAAAGAATTTGGCTGATTCTATAGAGAGTAATAGAAGAAAAGAGAGATTAAATAATTTCGATAAATTTTTGATGGCTTTGGGTCTTAAAAAGCTAAAGAATAAGAAGTCGTTATTTGATAACTATGACTATGGTTCCTTTATCAAAGGGGTGTATGAAAGAATGTAATAAAAAGCGAGGGTTTAACCCTCGCTTTTTTTATTCGAATTCTCTGTATATTCTACTACCCTGTATACCTTTATTTTTTTGATATTTACCATTATCATATGTTTTCAATACGGGACCCATCAACGGTTCGTAATAGATTTGACATATCTCTATATTAGGATACAAAAAAACTGGTTCTGTACAACTGAGCTCAAGTGTCCAATACCCCTCAAAGCCATTATCCCCAAATCCTGCGGTTGCATGTATATCAATACCCAATCTACCGATAGAACTTCTTCCTTCCAATCCTGGTACCAAATTATGCGTTTTAGTGTACTCTCTTGTCCTACCTAAATATAATTTATTGGGTTCCATTAAAAACCCATTTTTTTTGTCTATCTTAAAGGTTTTTGTTTTCATTTCCTTTCTCATATCAAGTGGTTCTCCATTAATGGAATTTTCATAAACAGTCAATTCATTATGTAACCTAAGATTATAACTGTTTGGGTTTAATCTCTCTAAATCAAAATCCTCTATATAAATATCACCTTCATCAATCCTATCTAAAATTCCACCATCCGATAATTTCATTAGCCCCCTCCTCTAATATTAAATTAAGCCGTTAACATACATTGGGCAATTTTCTTTATCATTCGGCGATACCCTAGCATCACCAATATAATTGCATTCATTTTTTTCCCCATTGTATACACATTCTTGAACATTACATTTTATGTCGTCATTAATTTTGTTTTTCATTTTGTCCATCTCCTTTTTATTGAGTCTTTTAATTTTATCTTTCATAAGTAACATTCTCATTTCTAATTCTATATCCATATTTATCACCATTTCATTGTTATCAAAACAAAAAAATGTGTGGGGTTTTACCCCCACATCTTATAAGGAATTAATATGGAGAAAACAAGGCAAGGGATTAAGAGAAATACAAAATGATCTCATCTAAGACACTTGGGATAGTTTCAATAAGTTCACAGTGTATTTTTTTCTTAATCTTCCTCTAGTATATTGTTATAGTAAAAATATTTTTATTTTATGGTAACAAGTTTATAGAAAATAATGGGAGGTAATATAATGAATGTAAATATAGTTGGTAATGGAAAAGTTCATCTTTTATCTGGTGGTGGTAAATGTTTTACCGATGTTGTGGCTAGGTTTGTGGGTTCAGAAAGAAATGTTGAAGAAATAGTAGGGAGCGATTATAATAAAGAAATTATAAAAAACATTTTAGAATCTGGACATTTAGCCTGCACTGAATTTGATCATTTTATATTTGGTGTTGAAGGTTATGCAAGAGTAACAGAAGCCCAGTTAATAAGAAAACGGTTGGCTTCATACATGATAAAATCTGGAAGAGTTGAAAAGAATGGGAAAAGAAAATTTGATGTTGTTGTTCCTGAAGACATTCTTTATCATAATACCGAATATAACTTAAAACCAGAAGATATTTTTGTAGACGGTATACCCTTAGATGAAATTTTATATGATGCTGGTTATGATAATGTAGGGAGAGAGGATATTACATTTGATTTTGATGGGTATGACCTATTATCTATGATGGAGAAGTGGTATGATGAAGGTGTTGAGTTGGGTCTTCCTGAAGAGAATTTAAGATATTTGAAACCACAAGCTACAGAATTTAAAGGTGTATTCAGTATGAATGCACATGGTCTTTTAGATTGGTTTAAAATCAGATGTTGTATGACAGCTCAAGATGGTGTTAGAGATATGGCTAATAAAACAAAAGATATCTGTAAGGATGTATTCCCAGATTTATTTAAGGATGCCGGTGCAAGTTGTGTTTCTTTAGGGTATTGTCCAGAAAACAGCAGACAACATGGAGCATGTAGTATCATAACCCATGAAGAAGTAAAAGAAATGATAAAGGAATCTAAAAGGTGCAATACAAAATGGGTGAAGTAGTTAATTTAAACCAATTTAGAAAAGACTATAATAAAGATAGGTATGCAGTTTTTGCTTTTAGTTGGGGTGCAGCAACCAAAGATATGAAAAAAGATAAATGGTTAACTATTGTTTTTGATGCTGAGACAGCTTTAGATGTAAGTGAACGAGATGTGGTAATTGACGATGGCGGAATAAGATTCATAAAAAATAAGAGGAGAAATTAAAGGGGGATGAACCATGTTTAAATTAAAATTTGAATCATCAAAAGAGAATGAGGTTTATACTAGACATGAGTTTTCTTGGGGGTATGGTATCTACAATGAAAAGGAAAAGAAATGGTGGGAAGTTTCTTTTGGTGATGAACCAGTATATGTGGGTCACTTAAATGTGTCAGTCGATGAAAAAGGTTTACTAATTCGCAACTAATAAAAACCCAGGGGTAAAACCCTGGGTTTTTTTATTAAACAAATTTTCTCAGTAACTTAATCTTTTTATTAGCTAATTCTTCATCTGGAGATGTGTAACTTTTACCTGACTTCTTATATCTACGCCAAAGCTCAATCAATTCTTGTGCATTATTTCTTTCATCCTTTTCTAGCTCCTCAATTCTTTGTAAAATCTTATCTCTTTCTATTTCTCTTGAAGATTTAATAAATACACCATTAACCATTACTATCATCCCCTAATTATTTTTTTTTTATTCGATGTCCATATCTTCTTTACACTGTTTTATAAGTTTTCTCATTGCACCTGTTAGGAGCCCTGAAATAAAAACAGAGTTAGTCATTCTTTTCATAGGTGAATTTGGTGATAAAACCACATCAACATTTCTACCAGTTTCAACACCTGTTGGCATCTTCTCGTCATCGTAAACTCTGGCATTAATGGCTTTTAAAGAGGTATAGTTTGTACCCTTATCACCAGTGGAGAAGATATCATAACTTTCCACATAATACTCAAATAAAACTTCATCTTTATTAAGTTTTATACCATTTATTTTATCACCAACCTTTACCTTAGCATTTTTCTTACCGAAAAGAATTTTACTTTCAGTTGAACCATGTTCTTCCAACTGTTTAGCATTAGATTGTTTGTTATTTAATAAAAAATCATCTATTTTTCTTATATGGTATTGTATACTGTTTGAATATTCGTCAAGATTAGAAGTTCTATAAACTCTCATATCAACTATTCTACCACCACGTTTTACTTTCTTTTCGTGTTGATTTAATTCTGATGACTCTACATTTAAAAACTCATCAACCTCTTCATCACCAGTCATGGATTCGAAAACCATTAACGGTTCTCCAGATCTCACCTCTTTGAATTCTGCAACAGACTCATGTATTTTAGCATCATTTTTTAAAAGAACAGCATATTTTTTAATAACCTTTGTTGCTAATCTTTTTGTAAGTGATCTAGAAACCATAGTGGAATCCTCATAAGTCTCTGGTGCTGAATGTAATGCTAGAGTAACTATTGGACCAGGAGTAAAATGAAGTGAATATCCGTCTGTTTTAAAGAAGTTTTTATTATATGCTAAAACATCGCCGGCTTTTATTTTCTTACCAACTTTAATTTTTGGCATCAACTTCATTTCGTTAGATATATACATACTTTTAGCTGAATTCTTTTCTACAGAATTTATAGGGAAACTATCTTCTGTTCCGTCAGAGTATTCCACGGTAATATAATTTCCAGATATATTAGATACCACGCCGTCTTTTTTAGATTTTCTAACAAACTCATTTGACATATGTGCTAAAGCTTCATCTGCACCAGTGGAGACCATTAGGGGGTCTGCATCTTCAACACCCATAAGGTGGTTTGTCTGACTTAAATTCATAGCAGTTCTTGGGGCCGATATACCCTCTCTTTCGAGATACTTTGACACTTAATAAATAAGTGGGACTAGACTATATTATATACCAAAAAACGATTATATATTATATATACAGAAAGGAGGAAAACAAATTGCATTTATATGAAAAAGAATTTGTATCCTTAAGTCAAGAAATATTTCCTATCGAATTAAAAGATGATTTTAAAAAAAACTTATATGTTGTTAAAGTTAATTCTAATATTTATTTTATGAGAAAAATAAATAACGTGATAAACAAAATTAAAGATTATTACTACATTAGTTTAAACGGGTATGTCTATAGTGAGTTTTATGGTGGTTTGCTAAAACCATTGATTAATAGTTACGGTTATATTTATTATTCGTTATCCTTTAAAGATACTTTTCCAAAGAAAAGAAATAAATATACTGCTCATAGGTTAGTTTCTTTACTCTTTAACTACAATAAAAATCACGAAAACCTAACCGTAAACCATATGAATGGAATTAAAAAAGACAACCATATAACTAATTTGGAATGGTGCACCAGTGCGGAGAATTTCCAGCATGCATTAGACACAGGTTTATACGACCCTAAAGAAATGGATAAGGGTTACGCCAGATCTCTTTCAGTCACCCAAGTAAAAAGGATATGTGAGCTTATCGAAGAAGGTGAAAGAAATCATTTCATAAGTGAAATAACCGACATTCCCGTTTATAAAATAAACGATATCCGTTTAAGAAAAACATACACACATATAAGTAAATCTTATAATTTAAAAAAAGCAACCAACGATTTCAATTCCATTTCTCTTAGAGATCAAAAAGAAATAATACGTGTTTTGAAAAATAAAGAGAATGGGTATAACGATTACTCATTTAATTCGATAGCGAAAAAATTCAATATTTCTGTACAAACATTAAGAAAATTAAGGGGTACAATTTAAATTGTATCCTTTTTTTTTTTGGTATTCCCCTGTTTCCTATTGGTTATCAATATTCAATAGTACCCTCTTGCGAGGTAGTCGTTACACTCTTTAGTAGCACGGTATTTCCAGCTACCCATTCATATTCAAATGTTTGGGTCTTAGGGTCTCTTAGTCAGTTCCTTCGCTCTTGGTCAATACCCGTGATTGTCACACAGGTGATCTTATTCAACTGATACCGTTAGCATTAGAATACATCTAACACACCCTTGATTAAGGTTAAGGGGATACGCACTCATATATTACTATATGGTGGGACCTAAAATTGATCATCTTTTGAGGTGGTCATAGGAGTTAAAACTTCCGATATAGATAGGAGTGTTTTAGAATCAAGATCATCCACATCCTCCATATCTACGTTTTCAAAAAACCCTCTAGCAGATAATATCTTTGGGTCTACACCAAAATGCTTTACAACACCAATGGAACCTGAGTAAGCAGAAGCCATAGAGAATTTACCATAGAAACTAGGATCATACAATCTCTTATCTGCTGTGTATGCTCTATCTAAGTTCAACCCAGATAGACCTTTCATTGAAGCAGATGAATATTTATCTATCTCTCTAGCTGGATTAACAGTAGAGTATTCCTCAAGGTTTGGTAATTCATATAACTTTTTAATTACAGCATTTTTATCAATTGAGAAAGTAGATTTAGTATTACCTCTTTTTTTAGCAACAGAGAATTTTTCATATTCATCAGCTAAAACATTAGCCATTGTCGCAGTTATTAATTCCTGATATCTAACCCTTGAATTTCTTATATCGATGTCCTTTTCATTTACAGCTGTGGATAATAGATAATTAGCATAAATTAAAAGATCGGTGAATTCAGTGGGTAAGGAAAAATGAACCAATATATTTTTGGTTATTGCATCTATCATCGTATTATTGTAGTTATCAATATATACTGGGAAATTATGACTACCCATTTCATCTTCTAATATATTTGCCATAACATCTTTATCTTCTAAGTCTGCTAGTTCGTATCCAGAAAGATCCATTCTCTGCAAGTAACTCATAATAGATATATTAGCCATTGAATCATATTTATAAATTAAATATGTGTCTTCAAATTCAATTAGACCTTCTTTAAATTTATCTATCTTTGGTTTCTTTTCTTTAGTTTCTAACCTATAATCAATATCCATTTTTTCCATTAAAGAATCTAAGCCCATAAGATAAGTTAATATAAGAACTAAGGGTGCATCTTTACCCAGTATCTTTACAGAAGTATAAACGATAGTTTTTGGCACTGTGTTTTTTTCTTCAATATACTTATGGAGTTTTGGGATATATTCCTCTGAAACTTTTATCAGAAATTCTGATAAAACCATACCCTTATAATCACCATCGGTGGTTATGGTTTCTGTCTCTTTATTTAGGATTATCTCGTTACCTTCTATCTCACCTAGAACAATTTCATTTTCATTATCGTTTTCATACAACTGTTTTGATTTTTCATAATCGAATATAAGGTTAACGCTATTTGTGTTTACTTCTGATAAATATCTTGATATACCATTATATTCTCTAGTGGTTTCCCCTGTATTGAAGTTGGTTTCAAAAGCTGATTCAAAATTAATTATATCAGACTTATTTTCATCTTCAAACTTTTTAAAACCTCTGACAAATTTAGAATAAATAGGAGATAGGTATTTTCCACCTTTATATGTCATCCGTAATTTATTTCTATTTGAGGTTATAATAACGTACTCTTCATTTTTTGTTATGGGGTTACTCATGATCTGTCCTATGATATTTTTTTTAGAACCACCAAGATACACAAATTTATCATAAACCAATTTTGGTAATGTTATTTTCACATTGTGCCTATTACCCTCTAAATCTTTGAATTTCATTTTGATATCTTCAGTATAGTTTAACTCATCTGATGAGTCTTCTGTTTCTATTTTTTGAATGTATAAGGGGACATCTGTATTAGAGAAAGATTGTGCTATTTCTGTAATATCAAATTTCTTTAATTTTTCATCATATGTTTTATTGAAGTTAACAAAAGAGTTCTCATTGTATTTATCTATGGCTGTTATATCATATGAATCTTTTGGTACATCTATATCCTTTATTTCTTCTAGAAGTTCAGAATACGACATATCATCTATTTCCACATTCATAACATCCTCGATATATTTTCTTTCTTTCTCACCCATTTCAGATACTCTCTCTAGGGCTTTAGTCCTTACTTCCTTCAATATTTTAGATATCTCTTTTGCTTTTTCCGGTTCATCAGTCATATTAATTACTTTATCTAAAACTTCTTCCTCTATTAGCGGTACATCTTTTTTCTCTTCTTTATCTTCTTTTTCTATTTCTCCTTCGGGGTCTATCTCTTCATCAGGAGAATCTTCATCTTCTAATGTATCTACAACAGCGTCAGTTACTTCGTGTTTTATCCTGTCGTTATCGTTTTCTTTAGTTTCTTCGTCATCATCGTCTGAAGTTTTAAGTCTTCTAAAACGCAACAGTATATCTTTTAAAAGATCACTCACATCAGAGTTACTCTCTTTAAGATATTCATCCAACCTCTCATCAAATGATAATTTAAATAATCCCTTTTCTGAAGTAAAGACAATGGTTGTGTCTTTGAATACATCTTTTAAGTATTTTAAATCAGGATTATATTTTAAAACATAAAGAAAAAGGTATAGTAAATTGGGGGTTGTATAATCTGATTTTTTGATATCCCCAACATTCACAATATCAGTATCAGATATATCGAATAAAATGTATTTGTCATCGTATTCTTCTGCTGAATTTATTATATCCTTTATGATTGTCTTATAATATTCATCTACAAATTTGTAATTTTTTATATCTTTAGAAAAAATCATTTCATTTATTAACGATACATCATAAAAAAGATTTCTTTTAGAGTATTGAGATAAATTCCTATACATATATTTTATCTCGGGACAATTATCTTTAACATAATCGTATACTTTTTTCAAATCATTTTTCATATACACTCTCTGTGAAAGAATTTTTTCTTTATAAATTCTATCAACATAAATAGCTTTAACTCTTCTTAAGTGTAAATGATATGGTGAATTCTGTTGGGAATCATTTATGTACTTTAATGTATCATCAAAATTAGTGAACATAGGTATTATAAATCTACCTTTTGTATATGGTTTCTTTCTACTTAGAGCATAGATTCTTCTGCCTATTTTCATCGTTGATAAGTCTTCCAAAAATATCATATAAACACCTCTCTTTAATTCATTGTGGTCTAATTGGATTGTTCTCGACGTTTTATATCGTAGAGAAAGAAAGGTGGGTTTTAAACCCACCGTGTGTTATTTTAATATAAGGTAAGTTATTCCAACACCTATACCAAAGTATAAGTATTTATTTATTTTGGATTGAATTCTCAATCTTGTATTTTCTCTTTCTAATGATTCGTTTATCTCATCTAAATTTACGATAGTCTCATCCTGTGTTTCGGTTATGTCTTCTAATTTCATGGTGTACTGATCATTAGCTATACGTTCTTCTTTTAATGATTCCTTTAACAATCGGTTTTCTTCCATTAAAGCACCAACCAATTCCATATAGTAATCTTTAATGGTGGTTAAATCGGCATTTTGTTTTTCCAGTGTATTTATGGTTCCTTTAAGTTCGTTAACTCTTTTATCATGTATCTCACGTTCTTCTTCTAGCATAGATTTTAATTCTTCATTATTTGTTTCTAATACACCGATTTCATTTCTTAATTTCACAATTTCCTCGGCTATCTTTTTCTCTTCCTCTTCGTTTAGTTCACCATGTGCAAAAACAACAGGACTAATTTGTATCGTCATTAAGAATACTATCAAAAGTATCGCTAACTTCTTCATCTGTGAGTTCAACATCCTCTTCCCTCACTTTCTTTAATTCCTCTTCCTGTTCCTTTATTTTTTTGTCATTTTTTTCTCTTATTTCTTCAACTCTCTCAGCTGTTTCTTCAGCTAATTCTTTTTCTTTATCTATAATTTTTCCCCGTTCTTTAACCTGTTTTCTTAATCGATCTATCTTATCTTGGTCCTCTTTTATTATGCCCGTTTTTTTAGCTGCCTCTTTTAATTCTTTTTGGTTTTCTTTTATAATAGTTTCTTTTTCTTCCTTTTTCTTTTTAGCTTCTTTTTTTAGTTCTTTAGTCTTTTCTTTCTTTTCCTCTACTTTCTTTTTTCTTTTCTCTCTCATTTTTTTACCATCACTATTTAATGACACACTAATTATGATGGACAAAACAATGGTTAACCCATAAAGAATATATTCTTTGTATTCAGAGAGTTTAGCAAGAAATAATTTAAATTTAGTTTTCATTTTTTCTCACCTCCTATTTTTTCTTATTTTTTAAATATTCGTGTGCTTCTTCTTTGAAATATTTAGCACCCGTACCTACAACTATCAAAGAAGAAATCCATTTAAGAGAATTGAAAAATGAAGTATCTTCTATAAGTCCCTCTTTCAGGAAAAGAAATAAAAAAAATACTATTGCAGTTAAAATAACATCATTTCTTATATCATCTTTTCCTAGTGTGGAAATTATAACTCTTTTGAGTATACTAACCCAGCTTGTGTTTTCATTATAGTTTTCTATAGGGTTTTCTTCAACCTTCTTTTTTTCTTCATCCATTATGTTCACCCTTTCCTTTTATACACTATAGTGTTTGTTTCCTTTGACCCCCAAATGAAACAATTATAATAGTTTTATAAAGGAGTGATGAATTTGAAAATAAAAAAAGATATCTTCGAGAGTGATTATGAATATAAGTCAACAGCACTCATAGATTTAGCCTACATATACGGTGAAATAGTTTCTATATTTAAATATTCAGTATTAGATGATTTGGATGACATTTTAAACTTCAAATATGACAATATAAATACCCGAATAGCAATTAAAGAGAATTTAATCAAAACACCAAAAAGTTTATTGACTAATCCTAAACCTATATTGAATTTAAATGTTAGTATAGATACATCTTACGAGGGTGGTGTATTATCACCTCTTTTATACAATACAGATTTAAGCCACATAATGGATGTGAGAACATTTACAGATCCATTTATACTAACACACAACAGAGGAGACAATGCCAAAAATATAGCTGTATCTTTTTCTTTTAAAAGAATTAAGTTGACGGTTGAGGCCAATGTAATAGATGACTATAGATCTAAGTTGATAAATGTGTATCACTATTGGAGAGCTAAAAGATACCCCGGAAGGTTATATAGGAAGACAGTGGTTATACCTTTCCCAATACCCAAAGATGTTTATTTAGAGTATTGTGATGCACACGATATAAATCCAGATAATATAGAAGAAGCTTACCACCATATCAAAAGACAATCCTTTTTCCCTGTTGAACTTAAAAAGAATCTCGGTAACGGAAACCAAGAGATATTTTTAAAATATGAAACATTTTTAGATTATACTGGTATGGGTTCCAATCTAACAGATGGAATGAGAAAGGGTTCCATCACAACAGATTTCATGTTAACAAGACCTTTTGAAATAGAAATAAATGTTCCTTCTATGTGTTTTCTAAAATTGGATAGACCTAGAATGTTTGTGACCAATGATGCTGAAGCACCAGATGACGCTTTAGAAATTGGTGTTAGAGATTGGGTTAGATACGACTGGAAAGTTTATGAGGATGAGGATTATAAACAGGTAATCAATGCAGACTGGAAATTCGATAGAGCAGAGGAAACTATAGATTGCAAAAATCTATTATATGACAATTTCGATAACTTCTATGGATTTTTGACAAATAGAAAAGGTAAAAAGATTATTAAACCAGAAGAATATGATGTACCTTATGATATTGGTTTCAATGTAAATGAAAACACAGTAAGACTTTTGGTTGGTCAAGAGAGTGATGATTATGAAATAAATTATAAAAACAATACAATCACCTTTTTATCTACAGGTAATCTCTTAGTGGACGGTGATAATGAATATACAGTTAGATTCGAATATGCGATGAATGTTGAAAATTATATAAAGATCAAATATTTTAAAGATGAGGAAGAAAATATGGATAGGTCCTTTATTATAGATTCACAAAATTTATTGATAGAAGAAAAGAGTGCAGATTTCGGTGCAAACTATAATATAGGTATGTATGTTAAATTAGGTTTCTATAACGAATGGTTAGAGAATGTCAAATATAACGAAAAGTAATTTAAAACCCCAGGGCATTGCGCCCTGGGTAAAATAAATATTTAAAAGGAGTTGATACTTAGGTTATATTTTTTATTTAATTAGGAGATGATATAACCTAAATATCGGTGGCAAGTACAGAACAGTTTTTCTGACTTGCAATTATCGTGAAAAAGCTTTACTTATTAAAGGAGAGTATTCATATTATGCAAAAAACATTTATATTAAAAAGATTGCAAGAATATACTAGGCAATACAAAGTCTCATTTGTATTTACAGGAGCTGAATCATTTTATATTTATTAACTGAATAAAGGAAGCTATTATTTATATTAAAGGGTGCTCAGAGGCAGAAAAGATAAAACAAGAATTATTTGTCATAATATATTGTAAGAAAGTTATATTTTTGTATTGGTTGTACGCCCAGTATACAACCAAGAAATCGTTAGAATGTTATCATAAACTTAAGTCACCCTTAGCAGCTTAAGTTTAGATAAAGACCGTTTACCTTGTATTACTGTTGTATATCCTGCAATCCTATATTTATTGTTAGACAATTTACCCTCTAACTTGAAATAAGTGTATGGTTTTACATCTAATGGTAAATTACCTAAATAAACATCCATGAGTTCGGTATCAAACTTAGTTTTTTTGTGGTGTTTAAATCTATTACTTTTCATTTCTAAAACATTTATCTCATCGTATGGTCTTGGTCCAACAGGACCTGTAAGTTCAGGATCTATATTAGAGACTATTGATTCTACATTGCCAAAACGTTCCAATATAAGTTCGTTTTTAATATCGTTTTCCTCAAGAACATAATAAGTCCAATCATCTCTCATATCTAAAGAGTTTTGCTTTGGTCCTTCATCTGCTGCTATAGTTTTTATCTTGATAGTTTTTTCATATTCATCTGTGCTTTTTAATTTTATACCATGATCGTTTTTCTTATTTAGGATATAAACAACACCGTCATCAATAAAGATATTGTAACTGGTATCATAAATACCCATTTCGTTATCCAAATATCTAACGAATTGGTAAAACCCCATTGGTGCTATCAAATCCTGTTTATAACTTGTCGTATTATCGGGTGGAGATATAATGAGTTTCATATCACCATTAGTTGCTGTATTAAAACCATAACCTAAAGCGTCAAGTACAGTGAAATTCTTCATAACCGTATTGATATAGTCGTATTTAAAGGCATTAATATCTTTTTTCTTATAAAGTGCTATTCTCATTACCTGGTTTTCCTGTTGTGCCTGTGATATTCCCCTTTCTGTTGGTTCACCATCTGAGAATGGGCTGTAACTTAAATAGGGTGTGTCAATCACACCAAGGTATTCTCCAGATGAATGTAATCTAAAAGGGGAGTCTTCTTCAAGATCTGTTGCCTTATAGAACGTATTTAGGTTCACCTTCACCACTGGATCTGATATATCTACATCTCTTAAAATCTCATAAAAAATTTTAGGAGGCATATTCATCGTTAAAACCATGAAGGGAAATCTATAATCGAGAAAATTCTTTTTAACAACCAAACTCTCAAAATACATATATGGGATCTCAACATCTTGAATTTTGATCTCTGTGGCAAACAAAAAATCAACTGATGGTTTTTTCAAATGACTTCACCTCCCAAAAATTATTTTTAAAAATGCTTCAAGAATATTGTTATCAGAAAAAAATGTGAAGAATAAAAAATAATATTTTTATGTGGGGAACAACTATAGACAAAAATCGAAAAGTGACGGGGTAAAAACAGACAACAAAGAAGAACTTATAATTTTTAAAATAAATTTAAAAATTATGTTAATAATTTATATAGTACCCCC